CAACAAGTTTAAGATAGGCGGAACACCAATTGAACAAGCTAGAGACAGTGAGCAGATGAAACATCTACGCCAAGAGTTTTTAGATGGCAAAAGGCCAGACACTTGTAAGAAGTGTTGGGCAGTAGAAGACTCAGGTGGTAAATCAAAAAGAGAATATACCTTAGATAGATTAGAGCATATGGGCATAAGTGACGAGTGGACTCGTGACGCAAAGCCGTTAATGTTTGTTGACTTTAAACTAGGCAACATATGTAATTTAAAATGTCGTATATGCGGTAGTTGGAGTTCAAGCTCATACGCAACAGAAGAAGTTCAACAGTTTCCTACAGCACGACGTAAATCTAGTTTCCCCTACAAGATGATTGAACAAGGTCGCTGGCCAAGAGAACAACAATCATTCTGGGAAGAGATGAGTGACAATGTAGACAACATACGCTACTTAGAGTTTACTGGTGGCGAACCCTTTATGATTAAAGAACACTTTCAGTTCTTAGAAACCCTAGTAGAAAAAGGTGTAGCAGGTAATATTGAAATACACTACAACACCAACGGTACAAAGTTTCCAGATGCTAAGGAGATATGGAGTCACTTCAAGTTAGTTGAAATTGCATTTAGTATAGATGATGTCGATGAACGTTTTGAATATCAACGTAAGAATGCTCAATGGAGTGAAGTCAATGCTAACATTAGTAAGTTTAAGGAGCTTAAACAGGAGCTAGGAAATATTGTTCTGCAATGTTGTTCAACTGTTAATGTGTTTAATGTATTGTATCTTGAGAAGTTAAGTCATTGGATTGACGAACAAGACTTTGATTTTGTTTATTGGAATATGTTACACGAAATAGAATATAACTGTGTAGCTAATGTCAGTGATAAACTAAAAACTCTTGCTGTTGAAACACTTGAACAAATACCTGACACAAACAAACATAAAAAAGAGTTTGACAGAGTAATAACATTTATCAAACAAGGTAATAGTAATCAATCTTCAAGAGAACTGTTAGCTAACATTAAAAAGTTTGACAACATACGAGCTGAAGTATTATCAGATCATCATCCTGAATTAGCTGAGGCAATTGGTTATGAAGCAACCTAAGAACAGACCAGAAACGCTATGTATGGCTCCGTGGACTCATACTTACCTATCACCACAGACTGAACGTAGAATGTGCTGTGCTAGTCGTGAGGATGCACAATCATTTGAACAGTATATAGATACCAAAGAAGGCACCGGTGAATATCAGCCAATTACCTTAGAAAAACATTGGAATTCAGACCATATGAAATCAGTGCGTAAACGCATGATGGATGGAGAAACATTAAAGGAATGTGCCGTATGTAACGATAAGTTACTGAACACAGATGTTTACCGTAGTTATTTTGATCACCTGTTCTCCAGTAAATACTATGCAAAGATATGGGAGACTACAGATGCAGATGGCTACACTACAATGGAGCCTGTGTCGTGGGATTACCGCTTTAGTAACCTTTGCAATTTCAAGTGCCGTACATGTGGAGATATGTTGTCCAGTGCTTGGGAGTCAGAACAAAGACAGCATAACATGATTAACTGGCATAATCCTAAGAACAATTGGATGAAGCCAGAAGTCAAGAAGGATATCGAGAAGTTTCAAAGCACACAAATTGAGCAAGAGTTTGCTCAAGCAGTAGAAGAACATAGAATAGAAGAAGTCTACTGGGTAGGTGGTGAACCTTTAATGTATGAGCAACACTGGACATACATGAATCGAATTATCCAACTAGGTGACGGAGCAAATGTATATGCAAGATACAACACTAACCTCAGTCGAGTGGTTCATCGTGGCACTAGCCTCTTCCGTGATATTTTACCTAATCTACGTGATTGGCAAATATGTGCATCAATTGATGGAACTAAAGAGATTGGAGAATACATTAGAACAGGTCTCAAATATGATCAATGGGTTAAAAATTATGATCAAGCAGTTGAGACAGCAAATACGAGCCGCCAAGTTCGTGTCGACTTTACTGCGACACTACCAGGGCTCTTCGAAGTCAAAAACATCCAAGACTTCGCCGACCAAAAAGGGACCGACGTCCTCGCAAAAGTAATATTCAGTTTTACGCCAGACATTATTCTAAGTCCGCTAGCACTTCCAAGAGAATTATTAGACCCATGGGTAGATGAAATTGTAAATACACTGCCCAATGGTGCTATGCGTGATGTAATGCTACAATTAAAAAATAGACCTACATTTGCAGAGCAATGGCCTGATCAGTATGAACAAGGTCTTATTAAGGGCAAACAACGGATATTACAGCTAGAGCAAATACGTAACGACAAATTAACTCTGCGTGATATATTATCTAATAGACAATCAGTACTTGAATGGTGGGAATCAATTGGAAGTTAAAGTTACATTACAAAATCCGTTAGATAAAAAAGATAAGATTGCATATTATATTGAGGTCAATAATACACAAATTGGCCAAGACTGGTACACTAGTCTTAAAGAAATACTTAAAACTAATCTTCACTTAGAAAAAAACTATTGCTTCTTAGGATTCCCTAAAACACAAAGAACACTTGAATACTTGTGCGAGGAACTTAATACACATGTTAAGACTATCAACATGTTTAACTATACTGACACGTGGCAAGAACATGGTCTAGAACCTTATATTATATTTGATCATTATACACCAGACCAAGTTAGATGGCCAAAAGAATACGGTGTAGCTACTAAACAAAATCCCAACGATGGGGTAGGTTTAGGAATAAAAGATCATACTATGAATGTATTACATAATCATTTTGAACGATTACAAAATACAGTAGAGAATCCAAGTCCTTACTATCAGTTAGCTGATTACGAAACAAAGTACGCTATTAGACAATTAAACAATTTATGTCACGAGATAGAAAGTTTAATATTAAGTCAGCGTAAAGATTATATAGAACCAGAATGGACACGCCCAAGTCAAATAACTACTTACTTTGGAGTTAACCGTAAAGAGTTAACAGACGAACATAGACAAGGCTTCTTAACAAATGGGTACGATAGACAGTTTGGACATGTTTATATGCACTGGACACAGATAGGTAAAACATTATTTGAAGTTTTCCGTGATGAAGGTGCACCGGAGTTAGATGAAGCAACATGTGAGGCAATAACACACTTACAATACTACTCAGGAGAGTTTGACGTTGAGTGGGCAAGAGACGTTATGAGAAATAAAGACTGTCCATGGCATGATGAAGAACAACTTGAGTTTGAAAATTGGTTACTTAAAAACGGTTTAGATCCTAAAGATCCTAAACTTAGTTTAGGCTACTTACCGTTAGGACAAATAAACTTTGAGCGTAGCTTTGGTACTACTGACATGTTTAAGATTTGGAACATCATGAGTAATTACTTAGATATATACAGTATTGAAATAGATGACATAAAAGCAGTATATGATTATTGTTGGTCGGATGAAGATCATAAACAACAGCAAATTAATAAATTAAAACCAGGATACGATTATCAAAATGAAATGGCTAAGAAACTTAATAAACAAGATTAAACTAGAAATACGTTATCGTAAAAAATTAAAAGCACTAAGGAAAAAGGATCCTTTTATATACAAATGAGTCAAGACTTAAATCCGTGTATAGGAGTGTGCAGTCAAAATCCTGAAACAAAACAATGTCATGGATGCCAACGCACACCAGAAGAAATTGCAGAATGGGAAACTATGTCTGACAATGATAAAGTTAAATTAATAGAAGAACTAGATAAGAGAGCCGATGAGTTATTTGGGGATTAGTTCAGGATTCCACGATGCTGGAATTGCTGTTATTGATAATAAAGGTGATATAGTATTAGCTAGTCACAGTGAGCGTTATTCTAAAAATAAGAATGACAGCCTACTTCATATAGATCAATTTAAAGAATTTGATTATAATAACATTGACAGTATAAGCTATTATGAACGTCCTTGGTTAAAACAGTTAAGACAGTTAAGAACTGGGCAAGGTATTGAGTGGGACAAACTCACAGTTAAAAATATATTAAAGCAACAGTTACCTGACTTGCCTATACATGCACCAATACAAACAAACAATCATCATAAGTCACATGCGGCCGCAGGCTTCCAAACATCACCATATCAAGATGCAACAGTAGTAGTTATAGACGCTATTGGAGAATTTGAAACAGTTACTATATGGCATGCTGAGTATGATAGCCGAGGTTATGCCAAATATAAAAAATTATGGAGTAAGCGTTACCCGCATTCAATAGGATTGTTTTATTCAGCAATGACTAAACGTGCAGGACTAAGACCGTTAGATGAAGAATATATTTTAATGGGAATGGCCGCATATGCAATGCCCAAGTTTAAGATGATAGATGACTTTGTATCAGACAAAGCAGAACTTACATTTAAAAATAATCTACATCTTGGCTGTGATGATTACAGGCCTTCAATGACAGATTTTGAAATTGCGGCATCAGCACAGAACGCTTTAGAAACATTATTACATGAAGTAATGGCTCGTGCAAAACAAATAGGACGTAGCAATAATTTAGTTTACATGGGTGGAGTTGCTCTTAACTGTTTAGCCAATGAACATCTAGGTGCATACTTTGACAATATTTGGATTATGCCTAACCCGGGTGATTGTGGGTCAGCATTAGGTGCCGCGTCTCTAGCATACGGAAAACAAGTTAACTGGCAACATCCTTACTTAGGTACAAACATCGAAGGTGAGTATCCTGTTAATGCACTATTAGATGAACTAATGAATAAGAAGATAGTTGGTGTAGCAAGTGGGCGTGCTGAGTTTGGTCCTCGTGCTTTAGGTAATAGATCATTACTAGCTGATCCAAGAGGTGCAGAAATAAAAGATCAAGTGAACGAAATTAAACGTAGACAAAAGTTTAGACCGTTTGCGCCTGTTATATTAGAAGAATACGTCAATGAGTATTTTGAAATGCCTACAGGATTTCCAACATCACCATATATGCAAACAGTTGCTCGTTGTAAGCACCCTAAAGACTTTCCTGCAATTATACACAAAGACGGAACTAGTCGTGTACAGACAGTACCTAAAGATTCAGTAAGTGGTATAAGACAGCTATTAGAAAAATGGATGGTTATGACTGGCTGTCCTATGTTAGTTAATACAAGTTTAAATATCAGAGGCGAGCCAATGGTCAATGATCGAAGCGACGCTGATCGTTTTGAAAAACTTTATGGTGTTAAGGTATGTAGCTAATGGCTGACGTAATCTGTTTTTATCAAGACGTCAAAGATAAAATTTCTCAAATTGAAGGATTTGATTATCGTAGTGCTGTACTACAACTTCATAAAACATATAAACAGTTTAACAGTGATAGCTTTACATTAATTACAGAATACGATACTGCATCTTTTGAAGAAAAGTTTGATCAGTATCTAGTAATAGACTTACCTAATAATTCATTAATGGAAAATGTTTGTGTAGCAAATGCTCATGCCGTATGGAAAAATCCAGGACGTTATGTAATGTGTGGATGCGATCATTTAATAAATGGTGATCTTGATGAAATGTTTGACGGTACATTTGATCTCGGTATAATGTTAGTCAAAGAAAAAGTTAATAACACAGTAGTACTGGTTGACAGTGATTTACACAATCATCGATTTATTGACGAGTTCTTTAATGCAAGAGTAAAAGTGTTTGAACAGCTAAGTTCTAAGATGAAACGATGGGGCGGCGACCAGTATGCTATACAACGCTTACTTGAGGAAGAAGGCATACTACCTGAAATAAAAAATAAAGATAGAATATACGAGTGGAACGGTTTACGAATAAAGTTATTTGATTACAACACTAACGGAATAACTGGAGTTAGTAAAAGTGGTCCGGCGTTTGATACCAAGGCAGTGTTTGTTGATTTTAAAGGACCTAAGAGAAAAAGATTCTTTGATCAGGTATACACTTATATTACTTTGAGAGGTTCTCGATCAAAGTCCTAAGTCTACTACCGTTGACATTTTCTAACAGTACTCTATTTTCAAATAACTTGTCACTACACTTCTTATACATTTCGTGTGCAGTGTCTAAGTCTATACTAGCCAAGTCTTGAGCTAACGCTACAACAGCTTCAAATCGTTCTTGAGTGTTTTCTATATCGTCATAGCTTTCGTCTATTATATTATCAAAGGTATGATATCCTAGCTCATGCAGATGACGTAAGTGATGATGTTCAGCTAAACAGATAAATGGTTGACAATGTAGAATAGGTTTCCAAGTTTTTTCAGTTATACTCTGTCCGTCACTACCGTCGATACAAATAAAACTTTCTAACACAAAATTAAAGTAACTGTCTTGATACATATCATCTGTTAATACTGAATAATCGTTACGCTGTTCACTGGTTAAACTATCTACATAAAAAGGACCTGCTTTGATAAACTCTTGTCCTAACTGCTCTTGTTCAGCTAAGAACTCATCATACAAGTCAATACCGGCATAATCATTGTGTTGATTTAACTGCTCTTGACAATAACTAAAATAACCATGCTTATCTAGCCCATTTTTCCATAAATTGCTCATAAATATTCTTCTTTCTAGCTTGTCTATCCTACATAAAGCCATAAAATGCTTACTACGACGCTTAAAATGCGTTATTGACGCCTTACTAAAGTCAACCGACCGCTGAAACATGTACTCTACTTCAGGCCAATACCAGGTATATTCATACTGATCTGCTGACGAATTACCCGATACAAATGCTACATTATAATAGTTGTGTTTGTCGCACAGTTCTTGAATACGTTTGTCTATGTATTGTGGATTATCTGCTTCTTGATAAAAGAATACTATCTTAAGATTGTTTTTAAATACTAAAGGATTTAATAGTTCAAAATAGTCTACGGTATGATCAAACCAACTTACTGTGACAGGATACCAGGCACCTTGTGGTGCTTCGTTGGTATATTTAATTTCCATATCGATATTTGATTCTTTAAGATAATAAAATATTCTTGGGTAGTCTAAGAAAGGTGACTTCATAGTAAAGTCATCACTGACACACTGCTCTGGTCGTAGACCGTTAGGCAAAGGCCTACCTCGATCAGTAAAATTATCTATCGCTAAGGTGATCACGAATATCCTCCATCATTGACATAAGCTCTTTCCATAGTACGTCAGCAAACTCACCGCGATAAAAATGATTCCAGTTATGTTCTATTATAGGTATGCACTGCTCAAATATTTTTTGTTTTTCGCTTTCAGTTTTACTGTCAAGTTCTTTTAACAGCATCGCTATCTTTTCTAAACGCTTAAAGTCATCTTGTTCAAGATCATAACTTTCGTCCCATATGTCACCGAATGTTTTAAATCCATATTCACGCAAGTATGCCAGCGAGCCCTGAGTACCTGTAATTACAAAAGGCATACCCATTGCTATTGGTTTAAATGTTTTTTCAGTCAGATGATTTTTCCTACCAAAGCAAACAGTTTCCGAAACATGGTATAACAAACTTTCTGCACTTTCATCAAACAGACTAAGCCAACAACTGTGCATCTGCTGAGTTTGTTCCCCTTTAAACAGTTTAGGAAAGTTAGTTGAATTAGTAAATGTTTGTTCTATGTCAGGATATTGATTTCTTAATTGTCTAGATATTTTAGCTATGTGTTCATTTTCAACTGGACATATTAGTGGAGCAGATATATGATTATCAAACAAACCAAGTTTCTCAAAATGGTATAGCATAGCAACACGATGTAAGCGTTCGCCACCTACTATACGATTAGGTGATATAAATGTCTTTGTTATTGTTCTATCTCGAGGGGGAGTAATAAGAAATGTACGGTCATAACCTCGATACCAATCTAATGCCGCCCATCCATGAAAGAAATAATAGAAGCTTTTGCCAATAAGATAGTCTGTAACTCGTTCTACTTCTTCACTATTCTTTTCACTGGTTATTAATACACAACGTTGCTCGTTTATAGTATCAAAATTACTTCTTTCTCTTACACTGTCCCAAGTTGGCTTTTGCCTTTCAAAAGTTACAGGCTCCTGGTCAAAAAGGTATATATAATTTTGTAGTCGTTCAGCGTTTGACTTAGGAGTAACGTAGACACTGTCTGGATCACTACAGCCAAATGGGTCATGATAAAACATTGCTGTATCGGGTATATTCTTTGCAATATACGGCCAAAATGTGTTATCATATATTTCATCAATTCTAATCATAGTTAATATGTTTGATATATTTTATATAGGTAAAAAACCAAACGTTGTTCCTTTTGAAAAAGAGGCAAGTTCCATTGAACATGCACAGCAACAGTCACGTACTCGTTACTGCTGGATTGTAAATACTTATAGTGATTACACAGGGTGGGACTTCTTTTGGGAACCTGCACCTTGGGAAAAACATCAGCGACATGCTTGGCCTAGTCAGTGGCAAAAAGATAGCGGGACGTATCTAGTTCCTAAACAAGATTATCAAGAAACTAACTATCATAATGATACAACAATAACAAGATTACCAACCCTAGACAGTTGGGAAATACCTGACACTGTTAACGACTTTGACACTAGTTGGCATCCTGATCCAACAGATCCTCCGTATCAATATCAGTTTGGCACACAGCATCAAAAGACTGGAGGCCCAGTTTATCATGTTCCAGATGCACGAGATGTAAAATATGTAACACAGGTACATGCTCGAGGTACCAAAGTTGCGGATCAAGCTGTTATAATTAATCATAACAATGAAAACACAGTAACACCTGACATAGATGTTATTAAAAAGAGTAGATATTTTGACAATTACTTAGACACTTTAAAAAGAGTATCTAATTCATTGCCAGATGACGTAGAGTTTGTTTGGATCCTAAGTAGCTTATGTGACTATACAGACTTTGATTTTACTTGGCATCCTGAAACTTGGCAACAAGGAATGTTACATGTTTTTCAATCAGACGGAGAGAAGTTTGGAGACACATTCTTTATGCACGTACCAAGTTTTAAACAACGTATAGACAGTGTTGAATTATTAGATTGGTATGATTTAAACTTTCTTAACATATCAGTTCCTAGATTACCTATACCTTGGATTAGACACACAGAGGACAGTCATGTTGAACAAGTTAAACAATGTAAGTTAGTAGATCCATTGATAGTTTTTCAGAATGATGATTATCAAGGTAGTCTTCCAGCAGTGCCATTATGGAGAGCAAAAACTAAAACAGTTACACCGTTAACTACGAGAGGTACAACAGTTATAGTACCAAGACAGGCTATAGTAGAAGTTAAAGAACAGTTATGGGATTATGAATTTATAGATAAAACACATCAGACTGTTCGGGACAAACCATTGGACATAGTGTTCATTGATAACGGTGAAGTTAATAGAGAAGAAAACTTTCAACACTTAACTAACACAGTAAACACTAACACAATACACCGTGTAAGCAACGTTAAGGGTCGTGTAGCCGCTTATCAGGCCGCGGCTAAGGTCAGTAGTACCCCGTGGTTTTTTGCTGTGTTTGCCAAGTTAAAAGTTGATGACAACTTTGATTGGGCATGGCAACCAGACTGTCTACAGCAACCAAAACATTATATATTTCATGCACGTAATCCTATAAATGGATTAGAGTACGGACACATGGCCATGATAGCATACAACAAAAAACTAGTGTTAGAAAACACTGCACCTGGATTAGACTTTACACTTGATCAACAACACGAAGTAGTTCCTATATTATCAGGTCAAGCTAACTATGCTGATGATGAATTCATGGCGTGGCGTTCAGCATTCCGTGAAGTTGTAAAACTTAAACACAGTCTATCTCAAGACAGTGATGTAGAAACTGAATATAGATTACGTGCTTGGTTGAATAAAGGTCAAGGTACTAAAGGTAAATGGTCAATGATGGGTTCTAAGGATGCTGTTGATTACTACGAAGAAGTCAACGGTGACTTTGATCTACTAAAACTTAGTTACGATTGGCAGTGGCTTACTGAGAGGTATCACTCTCTACATGATGAATAACACGATCGGCAATTAGTTTTATTTCTTTGTCAGTTAGTTCAGGATAGAAAGGTAAACTTAACACACGTCTTGCTAACGCACTGGCCGCACTAATAATATTTGGACCTGGAAAGTTACCATAAGGTTCCATTTCATGTAACGGTTGTTCATAGTGTACTTTACATTCAATACCATCTGTCAGTAATAAATCTTTAACACGGTCTCTATGATCTATTTCAATAACAAACTTCTGTAATCCGTGCATTGCTTTGTTTATCATCTTACTCATAAGCACTCTGACATGCGGTGCTTCTTGTTCAAAACGTTCACAATAGTATTCAGCAATAGCTAATCTACGTTCTTGCCAACCATCTAGATATTTTAATTTAACTAACATCTGTGCGGCATCTACTTCTGAGATGCGTGAGTTAGTACCGTAACTATTTTTATGTGGCTTACCGTTGTCTCTATACATCCTAAACCAATTCATTGCATACTCGTCCCAACATGCAATAGCACCACCACTACCATAGTTAGGTAAGTTCTTAGTAGGGTCAAATGATATAGCTTTCATTATAGGAGCACCACTATAGTCACTGGCAAGCCAATGTTGAGCGGCATCTTCAATAATTATTTTTCCATCTAGTTTATTGTGTCCTTCTTTCCTACGCAGGTACCAATCAGCAAACACAGGTTGCCCGTATAATCCAACTATACAAACAGCATCAAAGTCGTCTATTGTTATTTTTTCTAAATCTAATATTCCTGTTTCAGCGTTGACTTCTCCTATAATAACGTCCCACCCAGTACTAATGAAAGCATTAATAGTAGCAGGATAAGTTAATGCAGGAACAATTACACGTGGCTTTGTTTTAGTGACACCGTAAAAACTTTCTTTGTGGAATCTAGCTATTATTTCTAATGCTTCTGTACCTGATCCCACACAAACAACATGAGGAACTTCCATACGTCTAGCCAGTTGAAACTCTAGTAACTCTGTATTGGGTCCATTCATGAGAACACCACTAGACAGTACTTCGTCGGTAGCATCTAGTATTTCTTTACGAATGTTGTTGTATTGTAGTTTAAGATTTATAAATGGAATCATTGGCCTTCATCCAATTAATATATTGTTGACAGCCTTGTTCAAAATCTACTTGGGGATTATATCCTAGATCTGATCTAGCTCTATCAATACTTAGTCTACCTCTACTTGGAAAGTTTGGATCCTTTGCATATTCTAACCAACTACCTTGTCCGGTAAGTTTTACTACAGTAGTAGCCGCCTGGGCTAAGGTAACAGGTGTGTCCTCACATCTAGTAATGTTGTATATCGCATACTTGCAGTCTTTAGTTGATGCAAGTGCAATACCTTGTGCTGTGTCAGTGACATATGTAAAGTCTAGTATCTCATCAACGCCTCTTACTTTTAGTGTATCATTGTTAAGAGCACCTAACACAAATTTACTTAATACTCTATCTTCAACATCTCTAGGACCATATACTGCACTTGGACGTATGATAGTATAGTCAAAGTGTTTACTGTAATCTTCAACTAACTTCTCTCCCATATACTTCATTATAGCATACTGCCCACGAGGATCACATGGTTGTGTTTCTTCAACATGATCGTCGAAGTCTCCATATACCATTGAGCTCGATACATAAACAAATTTTGAAACTGTTTTCTTACTAGCTTCTAATAAGTTGATTAGTCCTGTTGACATAACTTCTGAAGCTACCCCAGGATTTTCTAACACTACTTTCTGTCTTGGGTAACTAGCTAGGTGTATGACTACGTCTGGCTTAAAGTTTTCAAACACAGAGTCGACCTGTGCCTTGTCTCTTATATCAACACGCTTGTTAGGAACCTGATTACGTAAGTCACCTTGACGTAGTTGAAACAGTTTCATCATTTGATCTAGAGGAATAAAGTCATAGTTAGTCATGCTGTCAATGACTATAACATTATGATCACCTAGCAAACGGACAACTTCGTGTCCTATGAAACCTAATCCACCACTAACTAGTATGTTCAAATTTATTTCCAGTCTTCACTTTCAAACTCGTAAAAGTTTAGTATATAATCTGAATACTGACTACTGTTTAGATCAGCGTAGACTAGTACCTGACTTCCTATACCATGCCATTTGGTATCGTCATGCACTTCGTAATGTAATTCAATGTTATTTGATTGAGCCCATTTAAACTCTTCTTTAGGTTGTAGCATATCCGCTACTTTCCAAAATAGTTCATCTTTATCTAAGCTTGTCTTTTCGTCATGTACTAATAATCTTACTCTATGTTTTTCTAGTGTTGTCATACTGCCATCTCCGCTTTAATTGAATCCATTGGATTGTAATCCTGTATTATAACATCACTCATGGTGAACTTGTCAATGCTTTTTATGTCTGGATTTAGCCATAATGTTGGCAGTTCTTTTGGTTGTCTAGTAAGTTGTTCTTTAACCTGTTCTATATGATTTAGATAGATATGACAGTCTCCTCCTGTCCATACAAACTCTCCTACACCTAGTCCACATACCTGTGCTATCATGTGTGTTAGTATTGAGTAACTAGCAATGTTGAATGGTACACCCAAAAACATATCACATGAACGTTGATACAGTTGACAGCTCAGCTTATTATCTTGTACAAAGAATTGTACAAAACAATGACAAGGTGGTAAAGCCATATCTTCTACTTGCCCTGGATTCCATGCTGTGAGTATAAGTCTACGACTGGTAGGATCAGTTTTAATTGTGTCTATTAGATCTTGTAGTTGGTCTATAACTAAGCGATCAGTTTCCCACTCTCTCCATTGCTTACCATATACTGGACCTAGGTCATTACTGCCGTGTGCTTGAGCATTAGCAGTCCATATAGTTTTCTTTTCACTATCTCTAGTGCCGTGCAGTATTTCTGCTAGTCGACGTTCGTCTGTTGAACCTTCTATAAACCATAATAGTTCACTCAAGCAAGCCTTGAACGCAAGTTTTTTTGTAGTAACAGCAGGAAAACCTTTAGATAAATCAAAACGCATCTGATGCCCGAACACTGACTGTGTGCCTACTCCGGTACGATCATCTTTGATTTTACCGTTATCTAGTATATGCTGTAAGCTCTCTAAGTATTGTTTCATTTTCTTGTCAATATCTCATATGCGTGATCAGAATGTTCTGTTCTTGATTGTAGTTCAAAGTCTTGATAAATTTTATCTAAGTCAATGTATGTATCACAATCGTAGACTGAATATGTTACTGATAGATGTAGTGTGTTGATTTTATTGTACTGTTGTTTGAACAATGTAGCACCACCTATTAACCAAACGTCATCTGTAAGGAAAACATCATTTAATAGTTGTGTAACATGTTTGTAGCCTTTAAGATCTTCACCGTGTGTTGTCATTACCCAATGATGTCTATTAGGAAGTGGTTTAACTGGTAAACTGTCCCAGGTATTCCTACCCATGACAATTCTTTCTCCGTCAGTTAATTGTTTAAAACGTTTGAGGTCACCGTCTAAACGATCCCACGGTAGTTTATTGTCCTTACCAATACCGCCTTTTGGATCACAGGCCAGTATGGCTTTCATTATAACTTCCTAAGCAGTTCGTCTGTTTCGGGTTGGATTAGTTCAGCAACTGACTCAACATCAACAAAGAAATCAATACCGTCAATGTTTGCGTCATAGCGTTTCAGTTTTTCATTTAATGCAAATTCGAGTTCATGAATGTTAAGACCTTGCTTTCTCAGAGTTGACATATTAAAATAACGTCTGCGGCCATTCTTTAATCGAATGACCACTCTTTTAATACACTCTATAGGAATATCTTTCTTTTCAACCCCTTCAACAAGGTCTTCCCATTTTTCAAGAAACTCTTGGCTGAGTCCGGTAGCCATCTATTAGGCCGTCGCTTTCGTTGCTCTTTTTTTGGCTGTACTAACCTTTGCCTGTACTGCTTTCTTACTGCTGTTACTTTTCTTAGGCTTTGGTAGCATATCCTTTGCTTCTTTAACCATGCGTTTAGCTTCTGCCATTAATGATTTAGCTTCAGTTTCCATTTGCTCAGCTTGAGCAAGCATGTTGTTAGCAATATCGTCATCTTGCAATGCACCGTCTGCTGGTGCTTGTGCTTTAGCTCTTGCTTTCTGACTAGCTGTAGGGTCAACAATACCTCTTGCCGCGTCATTGGCCGCTAGTTCTGCTTTAGCTTCTTCACCAGTATTAAGTTTATCAACAATATTATTCAGTTCATCTAAACGTACTGATGATGTTGAGTTTGGTGTCATGATAACTTGGTTAGTAGGAACCTTTTTCAAATATCCTTCTGAGTGCAATGCTGAAAGAGCATTTCTACCATCAGTTAATACCGAACGATGTAAAGCACTAGCAAATTCATGCTCTTGCTGTCCAACTGGTCCTTCTACTACTTTCATGATATCATCATGTATTTGACTTGGAATATTATCACCGTACACTACTAGAGCTAAGTGATCATCTCCAGGTATTTTTCTAAACACGACTACAACTTTTTTGTTGTTGTGCTTACCTATATGTTTCATCATAATTATGATTCTCCTTTTGATTCTTCACCTTTAGGCTCTTCTGCAGACTCCCCTTCAGGTTGTTGTGGTGGCATAATAGTAGTCAAAAAGTTTGATAACTTTGTATATACTGCACCTACTGTTTGAAACTCTTCTGCTTTAAAAGCACCTCGTTGTGAGCAAGCATCAAACACGTTTTTAATAACAATTAAGTCATTAACTGTTAGTTGTTCTAGTTGTTTATTACCTTCATCGATTACTGCCTGTGTCGATTTATCAACTGTTGAAGCTTCATCTACTTTAGCTTCTTCAACTTTTTTCTTCTTGTCAGCCATTTGTTTCTTCCTTTAACTTATAAGTATGTAATATTACACTGATATTTAACAGGTCGCAACATCAGGTGGTAAATTTTTTACCAAAATATTATTGTTCTTCTTCGTATTTTGCCCAAGTACCAAAGGGCGGAGTAGGATTATCGTTTGAATGTATGATCCAAACAGTTTCGCAGTAGTTAGGATCACCCCAGGTATCCCATGGATAACCATCTGTAAATACTACTAGTCTTTTTGGTTCAATCATTTCTTTCTTAAGGTAATCAAACATACAACCAAAATCAGTACCGCCACCACCTTGTATTTCATACTCTGTGATGTCATCTAAGTTATCACTAGTATATTCTTCTGGATTGTGTACGGCTGTATCAAAGCTAAACATATGTATTTTAAAGTTTGAAAATTCTTCTGTGATACCTTTAACTTCACTCTTGATGTCTGTTAACATTTTATCATCCATTGAACCTGAACTATCAATAGCAAGTGCAATATCAATCATTTGATCGTTTTTCATACCCGGAAGTATAGCATCCATATGCCAACCTCTACGACTAGGACGAGCAAACGTAAAGTCACTTTTAATAGTTGACTCTAACTGTTGACGAAGTAGGTCACGCCAATTCATTTTAGGTTCTGTGATATCTGAAAGTATACGTTTAACACCACTAGGTAACTGTCCTGCATTACTAGTTTGTTTGGCCGCATTAACAAGAGCTTCTTTCATCTCATCTTTAATTTCTTTAAGGTCTTGTTCACTTAGTGTAGGACGTTTGCTTTTAGATTCTTTTTCATCTGAACCTTGACCATTACCTTCTGATTCATTAGTTGATTGTTCGTTGTCTAAATGTTCATCTAACATTTGATCTACTAGACTGCTGATATCAATCTTTTCAGCATTATCATATAGATCTTTGTACACTTGTTCATATGACCAACCATAGTATTTTGTTTCATGTAAACAAGGAACAGTAGTAATCATACGACCTACCTTTTGTTGAACTAGATCGCCATTAACACAATAGTCAGCGGCAATATTTGAAAGTTGAGCTTCGTGTTCGTTGTCAACACGTCTACCAATATGCTCATAGACAGCATGAAGAACTTCATGACCAAACAAGAATTCACACTCGTTTTCATCTTCTAACATCATGATAAAGCGTGAATTATAGTAAAATTTACGACCGTCTGTTGCGGCTGTAGGACACCATTCGTCTGCATTAGTAAGTGTTAGTCTTGTTGCTAGGTTACCAAAGAATGGTTGTTTAAGTAGTAGACCTACTCGAGCAGTAATTAGACGTTCTCTTGCTTCTCTGTCAACAGCTTTATCTGTAGGACCTAGTATGTCTTTGAACTTGTCTTCTAAATCTTTTGTGTTTGATGTTGTAGTAGTTGCCATGTCCGCTCCTTTATTCTTAAATACATTATAGCGAATTACGAATTTATGGTCAAGCTATTTTTTCTTAGTAAACTTATAATCAGTAAAGTTCTTTTTGATATTGCCAATTTTATAACTAAACCAATCAGTTGATTCTAGTCTAATATTGCTAGAACTACTACCACTAGCACTGTTACAGAATATTGAACAAATAAGTCCAGCAATCAATGAACCCACTACAGTAAAATCAAGTACAGCATAGAAAAATAATGCAATTAAAGGAGTAAGCAACACGACTGCTCCAACATAATTTTTAAGATTATTGTAGGCTACAACCAGGAATAAAAATCCAAGTATTATTACTAACCAATATTCACTTAAAAATTCTCCCATTATAAATTTTCTCCGTCTACTGCACCTACTGTTTGTGTTCTACGTTGACGTAATTGTTCACGTATAGTAACAGTTTCACCTTCTTTGATTGGACGTCCTGCTACTGCTAGTCCAGGATGTATAAAGGCATTGTCACCTATATAACTATCTTTATAGTTGCCACCGTAGATAGCACCAATAGAGAGATAAACATGATTGCCCATATTACCACCCCAAATACCTGAGCGTCTCTGTAGAGTGCAATCTTCTCCTATTTCTGTTTCGTGTCCTACAATAGTTTGATACCATATCTGTGTATGTTTACCAATCTTAACTCCAGGTTCAATAACAGCACCTGCACCTATATAGTTACCACCACCTAGTTCTACATCTTTAGGTACTACTGCTAATGGATCAATAATGTTTTTTAAAGGTATATCTGGGAACTGTTCTAGTAAGGCTTTTAGTCGTTCACGTTTTTCATTGTTGCGTTGAGTAACATCATCACGTCTACTTGGATCCCAATTGGTAGCGACAAAGAAACTGTTAGTCCATATCTTACTGCTAGACGTGCCTAGTGTTCTTTTATAGTTTTCTAAGTTTTCTTCTTTGTCAATGACAGGAATGCCACATATTGAATCTGTGTTGCCGTAGTAGTCTGAATCTATAATACCTTGAATAGGAATGTTTGCACGTTTACAAACTTCTACCCAAATACTCATTGCTGAGTTACTTCCTAAAAATATCAATTTAGTATCCTATAAATTGGTGCTGGCACTCGGATTCGAACTGAGGACCTACGCATTACAAGTGCGTTGCTCTACCAACTGAGCTATGCCAGCAATATAATTAGTTATCTATTCTTTGCAGTATGGTCCAAATTTTAATTTAAACAGTACTGCATCTTGCTCGTTATAAAAATGTATATCAATCCAATCTTCTTTAGCATGACTTACCCAACGAGCACCAGGTACTCCAAAGTTTTCAACTACCCAAGCCATGCGTTCGTTCCACATTTCTACTTCGTCACGTGTACGCCAATACATTCTAACTTTGTGCATTACTATTTCATTCATTTGCTAAACTTTAACACAAATAATTCTGCTTGTCTACTATCTTTGAACTCAATCCATTCTTCTAAATTATCTTTAATATCTGAGTTATCATACTTAAACGTATACATTGTTCCAGGTGTTGCTTGATATTCTTCATATAACCATTCTTTATAAATTTCAAAGAAACTTTCATTTGCCCACCAACTCAATATCATATCTTGAGTTAGACTATCTCTTTCAACTACTTCAGTAAAGAAATACTTTTGGCTAGCAAACCAATAAGGGTGCATTGGTATTTTAATCTTTTTTTGCACTAAACTTCATCACAAACATTTCAGCATCATACTCATTTTCAAATAGAAAATATAATGTTTTGCGTCCTCTTATCATACAACGATATTCATTTGTTAACCATAATGCTAATTCGTTATTAAGATTTTCACTTTCCATAATCCATTCATTACGGTGCGACATAAAATGCTTTTTTACATTTTCCCAGATTGGTTCTGCAGGAACTTTAATCATTACTTATGATTCTTTCTATCGTGTAACCAGGTAACAAAAGCATATTTGGTTCCTTTAGTAACTGGTCGAGCTTCGTGTCTAAAAGCAAAGTTACTAGGAAATAATACTAACATTCCTGGTTCTGGTTTAATAGTAATATTCTGATTTGTAAAGTGCAACTCTCCACCTTCAAAGTCGTCATTGAGATATAATAAACAACTTATGTGTCGACCTAAACTAGTATTACCATCATAGTGGGCTGGATAATGATCACCTTGTTTATAACGAACAATACTATAACATTCGTTGGTATAACAGTTTTCATTTATACCATAGTCCTTGTAATAGTTTTTAGTGTAGTTTAATATGGTTTGATGTAGTTCATCAAATATAACGTGCAGTAACGGATTAGGTGAATTCTTTTTAAGCCAGGTTAAATTAATACTATCACAATGCCTTTTAGCTGAGCCAACAAAAGGTGCTTCTTGCCAATTACATAAGTCACGTGCTGGATCATTAGCAGTTTGCTCTATTATATCTATAGTACCTTTTGGGTATACCCAGGTATTACGATATACATTTATTGCACCTCCAATCTTTTGATCAGCACTAAACATTGAGCTTTTTCACTAAGTGGTACCAAGGTAGACCTTGTTTAATTTCATCTTCTCGCCATTGACAATAACCTAAATCGTTAAGCCATTGTGTTCGATCAAACTCTAATTTAGGATTTTCAATTTGACTTAAATTATGATTGCTTACTGGATATGCCATAGAGCCAGAACATAAACTAAATGTAGGTATGCCAGCCATAACTGATTCTGTGAGAGCATTTGAATTTAATCCAACAACTACATACGCCTTGTCAAGATCACGTTTAAATCCATCTCCACCGTTTGATCCATTTTCTAAAGTTCCGCCATCACAGTTGCTAGATATTTCAATGTTTTCAAACTTGTCTTGTATTCCTTCAAGGTATGCTAGGGTAACTTCTTGCTTTAACGGATGTATACGAATACGTATTGTCCTTTCAGTATACTGTCTAATTTCTTCAACGCAAGACCATATCCAATCTCGATATTCTGTCTTTTTCTTTTTAACTATTCTATGTAAACTTGAATCACCTGGACGCTGTAAACACAACAAAATATAACCTTGTTTGTTATGTTGCCAGGGTTTAACTTGTAAGTCTTGATCTTGTTTTATCTGTAACCATCTATCTTCTGGAGAATTGATATTACAGTAATCAGCTTGGTCTTGAAAGTAATGATTCCACGCCCATCTATGATATAACTTTTCCTCATTCATACCTTGTCGAAACACAGCACTTTCGGTAACTATGTACGGCTTACCTGAATCAATTATATATTGGTATTGAGCTCTTAGGTCTTTGTGCTTATTTTCTTTGATATTAGCTTGTATAAAGCAGTCTGCAGACCTGATAGTGCGTTGATCGCTCCAGGGTACTAACACAAAGTTGTCTAAATCAGGTAGTGGGTGTGTACGCATTGATCCTTCAATACCAACAACTAGTAAGTCTTTATTCATTAGTAAATACCAATCCTCTATTGCGTACAAAGGCTTTTTTCTTTTTGTTTTTGTTCATAGTACTTTGTGCTCGAAGTTCTCGAGTAAAGTCACTGTTATATTTAAAACCATACTTCTTTAATTGATTAATCCAGTAGTCTTCTGGTTGACAGTTAACATGATGATGCCCTGGCCACCCCGGAGGAGCATACGTTATCATAAGAATCTTACAGTGTTTGAATGCTGATACAAAGTTTGGTATGTATTCTTCATAGACATGTTCTACAAATTCACATGACCAACCTATGTCATATTGTTGCTCAAGGTTAACCGGACCTTGGGTAAAGTCATGTATTAGAAAACAGTCAGGATTATATCTCTCTATAGTATGATCACCATCTATACCTTGAACTTGCAATCCTTTTTGCTCAGCTAGTTCAACCATGCCACCAGGACCACACCCGATGTCTAGATATGATTTTGCATTAAATTTTGCAATGAGCCAATCTAATGCGCCGTGATCTAAATGAGTACGACCTAAGTGACCGCCTAGATGTTCTTCAAGCATAAAACTTACTTTATAAATTGATTATAATGATGTAAGTATTTATTGGAAGTTTTTTGATCACCTTTTAAAGTTAGGAACACGCTTTCTTTATTAGGCTTGCCTATTTTCATCCAACGTAGACTTGCTGGAGTGTAGTTGTATTTGACGCTTAGATCTCTAAGCACATCCTGATCTCTGCCATACTGCCAAAGATTAAAAGGTTCGCTAATTAGTAAATTGTAATAATCACTAAGGAAGTCTGGATTGTTAGTAGCAAAGAAGCCCGCTAACCAACGATCAGCTTTAGGGTGATGTAGTATAGTCTGACCTTGAACTACTTGATCGTATTCTTCAGGAAAGAAAGCCTGTGTACAAATTGAATCAGAGTCAACTATCATTATTGGTTGATTGATATATTCTTCGTAAGCAACTTTAAATCTAACTGCCTGAAGATATGCTGTCATACTATCTTGTGTAGGAAAATTACGATGCTCCGTAGTATACTTGACATAGTCAAGTTGGGTATAATTGTCAGGATTGACTATGTGAGCATGAAGCTCTAACCACGGAACAAAGTAATTTAACGACTTCAGTAACGGTACTGCCCATTGTTCATAATAAGCATTATCGCAACCTATCAGTAATGTTCTTACCCCCATTTCAGTAAAAACAATTCTAACTCTTTGTCACTTTTAAGATATATTCTACAAGGATACATGTTAGTTTTTGGTTGATATGCCCAGACTTGATCCATAGAATGATTTGTCCTAGACAGTTCTTGTAGTATATCTAAATTGATGCTAGGTCCCATATTATCCCAGCACCATTGTTGTGCATTATAATATTCCCAATAGTTTTCATAGTTATACTGTCTTGAGAATTCTACACAATGCTTAAAAGAGGGAAACGCCTTCCATTGCTGGTTAGTGCGTTTCACCTTTATACTTTTTAGTCTATCGCTCATGTCCAACTGAGCCTTTAAGAATATACTTACCATACTTCTCATGAAACTTATCAAACGATTTAAGTTTAGTTGGACTAAATTTTAAATCATATGTAGTAAGAGCAGTACGAGCACCCATAACGGTAATTTCAGTCTCAAAGTTTTTCATCATATACTCAAAGAAGTTGTCAACATATCTATTAAACTCTGCTTCTGCAGTATCTTTATCTTGACGCTCTTTAAGCTCATAACACATCGAAACAACTAAGGCATACATAGCTGATATATCTTTAACCTTAAGATCTTTTTCTTTGCCTTCTAAGATGTCTGTTGGGTTAGGCATTTCACTAGCAACTTTTCTATGTGCCATAAATTTAACAGCAAGTCCTTCGCCAATTGCACCAGCAATTAAGTTAGTTAATGTTGGCTTATCAGTAGTATCATCTTCTAACAAGTCACTAACAAATGTCCATGAACGAGGTGTAGCAAATGAACGACTAGCACCTTTTGGATCAAAGTCATATAAGTCTTGTTTACTTGATGCAAGGTAACCAACTACATCTTTATGCACTTTATTTTTAACTGCCCAGTGTTCCCATGAATCAAAGTCTACTCTCATTTCTTGATGAATAAATCTGTTTGCTAGCGGAGTAGGCATTCTATAAGTAACACCTTTATCTGATTCTCTGTTACCTGCGGCTACCATAACAACGTTGTCTGGAAGTTGATACTTACCAACACGTCTGTTTAATATTAGTTGATATGCCGCGGCCTGTACAGCAGGAGCCGCTGAGTTCATTTCATCTAAAAATAATACAACCACTGGATACTTACTTGCAGTGTCAACATCAGGTAAATCAATTGGAGGTGCCCAATCCATTGTGCCGTTATCTTTATTATAAAAAGGAATACCTCTGATATCTGTTGGATCCATTTGACCTAAACGTAGATCATACATTAGTCCATCTAGTTCCTCAGCAACAGATGCAACTAGTTCTGATTTACCAATCCCTGGAGGCCCCCATAAAAATATTGGGCGTTGTTTGTTAAAGCATTTTAATAAACTGTTTCTTGCTTCTTCTGATGTTATTGTTCTTACGTCTGACATATTATACCCTTTATAGTTGTTTTCCTGACTTAGTAATTATACTAAATTGTGATTTATTGGTCAACCGGTATTTCGTGTGGATATTCAGGTTTATTTTTAAGTTCGTTAAATACTTCTTGATCTTTGGGGGATATAACATTACCATCTGTAGTCAATCCGTCAAGTGCTTCGAGTTCATTAGGTCCTAAGTATCTAGTAGTTCCATCTTCATCGGGTGCAGGTTGTATTGTACTTTCAAAATCTATAGGTCTTTGAAACTCTTGACTGCCGTCGTGTTGTTTTGGATCGTGTTCTAGTTTGAGGTCTAACGGATTGAGCCAGTGCTGATAATCACAATATGCACTTATCAAAGTAAGTGCACCAATGACTGCATAAGCCCATAATTTATATTGTAGGTACTGCTTGTTTGTTATTTTCTTCTTTAGTTTCATCTAACTGCTTCTTCATCTCATTCATAAATTGACTGAGTTGTTGTGTTATTTTTTCGATATCAATAGGTTTTTGATAGTGACAAAAAGTTTCAAATTGCTTAATCTCACCACTGATCGCTTCGCATTCTTCAAATGTATCGTATGATGGACCAGGTTGAAAACCTGATGCTGTTATTAACATTAAAGTTACTACTGCTTCATTCATCATTGATTCTCCTGTTTATACTTTGCTTTTAAAAACCATTTATACTTATTGAAGTAATCTTGCGGACTACCTTTTGGCATTTTACCTTCCCATGCTAGACATTCTTCTCTGTATTCAAACCATTTCTCATTGATCCATAATCTAAATGCACTGTCGGTTGTTTCACCAAAACTAAATTTAATCTCTTCTTGATGGAAGTTATCACTCATTACAGTGACCTAGCTTGAAAAAGTTTCCATTTCATACTAACGTATTGTATAACCTTTTCAACTAGACCAATCTTCCAAGCCCATAATAGATCCATTATTAACATACCAGCTACTACACCAATAAAGAATTCAAACATATCGTCTCCTAAAAATTAGTTGCCCGGTTTAAGTTAGGGACAGTAAACTGGGACCGTAAAGTTGTCACGCAACTTCCTTATTTCTTAAAACTATTATAGCAAAAATGGATTTTATGGTCAACCAATAAGCTGAATTAAACCGTACGTATCAATTGCTGTGAGTAGCAAATAGTTAGCGAGCATTCCAAAACTTCCTCTAGTGATTGCGGCCCAAGAATAAAGTGAACAGCCAATCACCCAAAATATGTATATGAGTAACAGTGGAGGATTAGGTACAGTTAACGCCATGATAACTGAAGCTGATATACTCAACGCCCATGCTATAACTTCAATTACAAACCTCACAGGATGACTGCGCCAGTCTTTAGCGACAAATTGTGCTACCCTACCTAATAGGGGACAATTACGAACCATAGACTCTTTTTACTTGTTCTAATGCCTCTTGACAAGGAGCACATAATTGTACACCTTTAACTGCTAGACGTCTAGCTTCAGGAATGGTATCACCGCACTCTTCACACTCTGTTGCACTGGGTCTTTTTGCTTGTTCTTGTAATTTACGATTAACTTCAGCAATATGATTCATGTTATTGTGAATAGCATGAAGTTGTCCCATATCTTCTTCAGACTCATTACTCCATTGAAAGTCGTCATCATTATCTAACATTTTTTATCCTTAAAAAATAATTTCTTGTAACCAAGGATTGTTTACTACCCAGGCTAACAAATATAATGCCCAGGCCGTTGTTCCATACACAATCGCTTTTAGTAATAGTGAACTCATATTTATTAAATTATTCTTGTATCATATCCTTGCTTGATCTTGGAAAAAAATTTTGGTCATCTTGCTCAACCTCTTCCTTCCCGTCTTGCTCTCTTTCAGCTTTCCATCTTTGTTCAATAGCTTTTTGGTTATGATAGTATTCTAAATCAATCAACCCAGCTTCTATTTCTTTGAGTGCAATCACAGTTGGTTTATGTTCACCACATTCTTCTTCGGTGATTCTAGGAGTACTTCCTCTTTCAATAGCGTGTGCTCTTGCCGCGGCTACTAAATTTAATTCATATATATTAGGAATTTTTTCTTTCATTGCTTCGGTTACGATAAATGCTCTACTCATTGCGATCTCCATTTAAATGATAACGCTAGTATAACACCAGGTTATTTAAAAGTCAAGCAGATTTAGATAATAATACGCTCATTGATCTACCACCAAAAGCATAGTTATTTTTGATGGCTAGTTGCGTAGATATAGGATAGTGTAATTCTTGAGGTAAAATCATGTCTAGACCAACAGGATTAGTTAGTCCGTGTATAGGAGGAGTAACTTGATCTCTAAGAGCCAGAGCAGTATATGCAGTTTCAATAATACCACTTGAACATATAGTATGTCCAATTTGACCTTTGTTGGCCGTCATAGTTCTGCCAGGTAGTATTGAGTGCATAGCTGTATATTCAATAATATCTCCTACTTCTGTTCCAGTAGCATGTGCATTAATATAACCAATGTCATCTAGATTAGCACTGGCACTGTTAACAGCTTTGAGTACTGCTTGAGTTGCGGCCTTGCCTGCATGATCGGGTGAAGTTTCATGTTCGCCTACAGTAACAGCACCTACAGCTAGAACGTCACTGTATGACTGTTTATCACTTTTACGTTCTAGTACCATTGCTCCACTACCTTCGCCTAATACAAAACCACTTCGTTGTTGATCAAATGGTTTACATTCTGTTGACGTTAACGCTTGCAAGTTACTAAAATAAAATGCTGATGTAGCTTCTAGAGGCAAATCACCTCCACCGACAACAACTGCATCTAGTTCTGGATCAGTTTCGAGCATACGTTGTGCGTAGTCAATTGCTGTTAATCCTGTTGAACAAGCATTGTGTACCATAAGACTGGGTCCTTCAAAACCAAATACACGACTTATGATAGCAGTCATGTGTCCTAGTTCAAAGTTTAAGGTTTTGCGTGGGGGAAATTTTACCCGACCTTTATACATTGCATTGTTACCTTCAGAGCGTGTATGACTTGACCCTATTGAACCGTATATAACTGCCACACGTTTACTAGTAAGTTTAGAGTCATTGACTGCTTGCCATGTTGCATGTAGTGCAATACGAATACTTGGATCTAAGTGTCTCCAGTCTTTACTAAATTCTGAGATAGGACATTCAGGTAATTCAGTTAATGGTGCACCTATAGGAACAGGACATTTACTAAGATACTCTCGAAAGTAAAAGTCTTTATCATCTTTGTCTGCCCAACTTATAGGTTTGATTCCTGTTTCGTTGTTTAGCATCTTTTGCCACGTTTGTTCAACACCAACGCCTAAGCTGTTGACAATACCTAGTCCAGTGATACTTATTGGTTGCATATAGTTAATACCTCTTCGGTTGTAAGTTCAGGAGTAAATCTATGACATAGTAAAATACGTGTATCTTCGTGTCCACTAACGGGTCTATGTGGCACAGTGATGTTTATTATTACTGGCGAATCCATTTCAGCACGATCTATTTCTGTTGCAGTTTGTTCTTGATACCATAGCCCAAATCTCAACGTTGGATCATATTTAAATCTCGAGTGTAATACTTCAGGAGGTATGTCAGTTGGCAGTCGTGTTTGATCTACATCTGCATCGTACCATACAGTCCAGGTATTGTCGCAGTTTATAAAAGGCATATTTAAACTATATCTTCTAACATCAATAACAGTGCTGTCTACATGAATATCCATTGGATTACTAGATTTATTAACTACAGCAAAAGCTGTTGATGACCACTTATCTAATATACCTTTACTTTTAAACCAATTAGCTAATGTAGGAACCAACGGCTCAAGTTCTTGTCTTGGCATCATTGAAAAGTCCCACCAGGATGGATCTGGATCCTCTAAGTTTTGATCACTATGTTTATGCCAAATTAGTTTACGAACATTTAAAAATTCTTGTTGAATTTCCTTCAGACAATCTATGTTGAATTTAGTATAGCGCCAGTCCGGATTCCAAGAGGTGAATTGTTTCATGCCAGTATTTATACACCAGGTATCTGTGGGCATAAATATTATCATGTTCAACTTAACCCTTTTTATTATTGATTTTATTGTTGTATGGCATATTACAGTAGCTATTCAGAGTATATATGTACATAGAGCAATCGCACATTCTTATATAAAATTTAATCCTGTAGTTGAAGGATTATTTAGATTTTGGTTATGGGCAACAGTAGCATTTAACTGGCCAGGTTGGGCAAAACACTATGCTACACATCATAGAAAACACCATAGATATTCAGATTTAAAAAACGACCCACATAGTCCAGTACATCAAACATTTAAAGAACTGTCAGATGCTAATACACATATGTTACCTGAAAGCGATCATTATATTAGTAAAGAAGAATATGAAAAGTATGCAGGTAATGTTGCTATACACAATGATACATTAGAACATGTCTTTTGGAAGTTTCCTAATTTAGGATTATGGATACACATAGTTATTCAAACATTGTTATTTGGAGTCACTGGTTTTGCTGTTGCTGTAGTATATGCTTTATTTCACAATATGTTTATTACATTTGTCGGTAAGTGGGTCATACATAAAATTGGTTTTAATTATGCAAGTACCGGCAAAGATCAAAGTAAGATAGTATTTCCTGTTGCAGTTCTATTAGGCGGAGAAGAACTTCATACTAATCATCACAATGATGCATCACGCAGAAACTTTGCAGTGCGTTGGTTTGAATTTGATATAGGGTATTGGTACTGTCAGCTATTGGTTACTTTTAAGTTAGCTCGCTGGCTATAAGTTTTCTAAGAACTTATCCAAGCTACCTATCAAAGCAAGAAATGTAGCATCTTTTTCAGCAAACAAGATTAGTTCATTTACAAACATTTCTTTCTTGCCTCCAAATCTAACATAGTAAGGATTATCTAACTTACGATCTAACTTTAGTAATATACCAGGTGTTACTCTCAATGGCTCGGGCAACTTCCATGAATATGATTGTATGTTGATATCATTAGTAAAACATAGTAAGCCGTCAACAGTAAGTCTGAGGCCTCCGTTAGAATACTTTGACCACCACCATGTTTTTAACGCAGTTTCATATTCGGTTGGGTTTTTGGTTAATTGACAAAGCCTTTTAGTTAGACTTTGTCGACTTTTTTGCATCTGCTGGAAAGACAGTCTCACCTTTGTTTAGAAGTACTACTGAGAACTCGTCTGTTTTGAATTGCTCATTGAGCTTTTTTGCTAGATTAATAGCGTGCCCTGGATTACTAAATGATACTTTCTTATATTTAGGTCCTGGATATTGAACAAGATAGTTACTTGTTTTTAAGTTTATCGGTCGGTCTTGATAATAGATTGCCCATATACCATCTGATGCAAGTACTTGCTCAGTTTTATATGTTTCTTTATCGGTTATCTCAACCAGTACCGTTGGTTTAGGTCTACTCATTATGTTAATTTACCTGAATAATATTGTACTATTATTTATCAAATTAACTAGGTAGTTAATGATTACGTGGGGTTAAAAGTCTTCGCCTTTTACTTCTACACTAATTGCTTCATCACTGCTCGTACCATCTTGATATTTTTTTAATTCTAACAGTAATTTGGTAATGTCCATGTGTAGATTTCGTGCTTCGTGCATTGACACAGTATATTCTTTTGAATTTTGCTGTTGTAAAAACTTTATTCTATCTAAGAATCTTTGTATGTGTATCATGCTTTTACTTTTAATAGTTCTTTTTGTGATTTATATGGTCCATGATGCTGATACCTTTGTAAGGTAATTAGTTTAGGACAAAAGTCTTGACGCCATATCTTATTTTGTTTTACTAGATACCACCCAGCGGCGAACCAGGATTTTGAGTTTTCTTCTTTAGTAAAGATGGGTGCTTTTTGTTGTAATGACCAAACACCATTAAATGGTTTATCATCTGTAGGATATTGATGAACTTGATTTTCATCTCTCTGTTTAGCAGTAATTTGTCTGTCAAACATAATGTTAACATTGGCTTTAATCCTGCCTACATTTTTATAGGTAAAGACTGAGTCTCCAATTTTAAGTTTATATCCTTTGCTTGCTTTATTAATTTCACCTATGCGTTTGTCACCTGCTGTTAAGACCCAAAACTGATCTTTCACAATAGGCTTTGCATGTATAGTTACTTTAATATCTGTTAAGTTTTTTTCGTTAGTTTCAACCATAATCTTTTTCTGGATAACCTACGTTCATCCACTCCGCTATTGTTGTTGCATTATCGCTTAATTTTACTAAATCGTACTTACCACAAAATTTTAAGAACTTTGTTCCTATCTGTTGTACTGTTTTTGCCTGCTGACCATCTGCTATTGTTTCAGCAATTTTAACTTTAATATCATCTGGTTGCATTGTCAAGTCTACTAGTATTCTATTACGTTCATAATCATCTAACACACGATGTTCTTGTTCATTATGATCAACCCAACGCTGTAGCATTAAGTTATTCCAATTATAACCTTTGCTATCTCTATCGTCAAATGCTTCTAACAAGCCTACTTTGTTACGTGTACCTTTTTTACGTACACCAGGATAAGCACTAAACACATTGTCTGTTGCATCACCTCGCATACATTTTTCAAATAGAATCCATTCAGGATTAGGTATTTCTTTTGGTTCTTTAGTTTTCTTATCAATAACACGATTGCCTTTTTTATCAAATATACCTTCAAGCGTGTGTAGTTCATCTGATATACCATTATACTGTTTTACGTTGTCTGCTAGTAGTTGATAAAAGTCTGTGTCTGAACTTACAATAGTATGTTGATCATTAGGATGACTCTGTATCCAACCTGCTATTAAATCATCTGCTTCTAGATTAGCATGTTGCAGTGTAGTGCAGTTAGTTTTATCTTTAATAAAAGATGTTAAGTCATCAAATGCACCCCAAAATGCTTCGTCTTCTCTTTGTTCACTTTCTGTCTGTGCTTGTCTAGCCACTGATCTATTTTTCTTATATGGCTCATAAAAGTCTTTACGCCATGAACGTCCTTCTAAACAGAATATCACATGATCTGCTTTCTGATCACGGAATGCTTTATTGATACTTGCCAGGGTAACATGTATTGCAAAGCTGACCTTTTCTTCAAGGTCACTAGCTCTATACGCTGAATGCCTAGCTCTAAAAAATGTATTTGCTGTGTCTATTAATAAGTATTTCATTTTATTATTATATGATCAAACGAGTTTATTGTCAATGATATAACGAAGTATTTTGGTTTTCCATAGACTATGAGCATCACTACCATAATGATAACTATTTTGAGCTACTTTATCACAACCATTATCAGTTAACCATTTATCAAAAGTTTCATTATAGTCATATGGTGCAATATAGTTGAGACCCCAATCTTTTTGTTCTTTAATATCACCAAAGTGACTGTTGCAATTAAAAAATAAATGATTAATATTTTGTTGTTTGAGTTCTTCGTGGAATTGCCAAATATCTTTGTGTGCTTGTTGTGTACATTTTAACCAATCTATATCAGCAATAAATTGTTTGTATTTGGTTTTGTGACTGTCTGGAACATCATCTATACCACTAGCATTAACTTGAAAGTACGTTCCGTCGATTAACCATTCTTGTCTTTCCCAAGTTGACCAACCAATAACTATTAACAGTTCTTCTTTGCCGTCGTATTGTTTTAAGTATTCTTTAGTAGTTCTTATAATACGTTCATTGCCTGATGCAGATTCTGCTAGACAGTGAAACTTTGCATTTAATGGTTTTGCTAATAACGCTCCCCAACTTAAAGGAATATTATCTGGGTGTGGTTTGCGTCCTTGATAAACATACTTAGGATCATCTTCTGCGAATGCGTAAGTATTTACAATTTCAGCACCAGCAGTGTGACTATCGCCATTGACTACAAGTATCATCTAGTACTTTTGCTTGTCTGCAATAACACCACGTACACCGCCTCTAGGATCTGCACAATCGCCGTCTGTGCGTGGAATCATATGTACATGAGGATACATTACTGTTTGTCCTGCTGACTCGCCTACGTTTTGTCCTATATTAAAACCAGAGCAGTAACCTTTTTGGTATAGATCTAATCCCCAATCATATGCTTCTTCGTAGCAGGCTTTTCTGTGCATCGGGTCGTCTACTTTAGGAACAAACAATAAGTGTCCTTTGGTTACAGGATACTTGTCTTCAAATACTAAAAATAATGGGTGATCCATTATTGGTGTTGATTCAAACCAAGGAGTGTCTTCTAGTTTCATATTTTTTTGTTAATCCATCTAATGAGTGCGTATACCACAAGTGCCATTAATATATAAATGATACCGTCCCACCATGATATGTTGTTTAATAAATCTGCTGTAATAAATGATAAGTCCATTATTTAACCTCCGTATAACCGCCGCCTAAGTCTTTCCTGTTGTCTGGATCTGCTTGATACTGCTCGTATGTTTCTTGAGCAACATTACGACAAATAGTTTGGAACCAACGATCAACTATTTGTATATCAGTTTCATCTTTCTTTTCTTGATATCCTGCCTTAATTAACTTAGCAAGAAACAAGTCATTAAACTCTAGTTCAAAGGCACCGTCGTTAATTTGTTCTGGATTAATATCCATGCTAATCACATTAACATATGGCTCACCTTTTTCTGTGGCAATATCCATATCAGTTTTCTTTTTGCCTTTTGTCTTTTTAACTGGTTCTTTTTTAAATACTTTTTTAATTTTATCAAACATTAAAATTCTCCATGATGCATCTTTTCGTCTATCTTAAGTTCCATATACGCTTCGTCTAACAGTTCTATATCTTTCATTAGTATATAATCTTCCCAAAACTCTGTTAACCATTTAAACATAGTATACTACCTTTTTATTAATTTTACAATAATGCTTGATAAGTCAATCCACCAATATTTTTTTGCTAAAGTCCAAGTACCTGGTTTATCGTGATGATTACCATGAAAGCCCATACCTGGTGCTATAGGTTCTATCCAATACCAATTCTGTGCATGATCGTATCCGTTATGTTTTCCTTGGTGTGTAACATAGTTAGCTAGTCCTAAACAGTAAGGTGATATTATACTTGGGATAGCAAACCAAACTAACACAGTTGTTAGATCAAAAAACGATAATAATATAGCTGTTGTAAACCATAAGCATAGTCCTTGATGATTAGTTAACCATATTAAAAATTTATCATTTTTAAACTCGTACTCTCTAACCATAGGTTCCCATCTGGTAAAAAATAGATATGATAGCAGACCTCTTTTTGGAACCCAGGGAGAATGTGGATCACCTAACCCGTCACTGGTTGCATGATGCAATCTGTGTATAGTTACCCATTGTAGGACAGGTGGATGGCATGTTATATTACCTATAAATGCTAATATGTTTTTAATCCAACTATTAGTTTTAAATGCCTTATGAGCTAGTAGTTTATGGTATCCAATTTCTAAGCCTACTAGATATATAACGTAATGTGCTATAAGAATCCATAACAAGTCAATCCAGGCAAATTTACCTAGAATTAAACATACAATTGATATAATACTAACTGCCCACTGCCAACTAACTTTCCCTGGATCGTCAAGCAAATTAGATATTAAGTTCCCCAAGCGTTTCTCCATATGTCAACTTGCAGTCTAGGTGAATATCTATAACCTCTTGCCATAGCTAACTCAGCAACTTGTGCTGTATTTAAATGATAGTCTTCAGGTAGTCCACCGATAGGCATCAAGTATATTGGTCCTTTGAATCCTGCTGATCTATATTCTTTTACTGCACGATCAACATCCTTAACATCCTCTTCAGTTGCTACTACAAACTTTAAGTATGTATATCCGTAATTTTCGTATTCTGTGACCACATTTGGAAGTATAGCTTCTTCCCACTTCTCACCTGAATCAGGTAGTTTAGCACTCACTGAAAACGTTAACTTTTGATATCCACGTTCTTCGTGCCATACTGTTTTAAAGAATGTTTTAAAATCTTCATGCAATGGTTGTGTACCATTAGTTTCAAACGTAACGTTTTGTAAGCCGTTATCCATACATGATGCAATTAGTTCAGGATAGCTACGTTGCCAACCTAATAACGGTTCGCCACCTGTAATGACTAAGTGTACATCTTCATAGTTGTCTTGTGTCCAAGTATTGTGAGGAATAAGATCTTCCATACGCTCTCGAACTGCACCAGTTTCTAATACTGGAGATAAATGCTTAAACTTTGGATGCCATGACGCATAACTATCACAACCAGTATTTGCCAACGGAAGTTCTTCATATGTTTTAAACTCTGCAACTGCTTCGGCTATTTCCTCAGGTTGTGTAGTTTGCTCACCTCTAGGTAAACCAAACCCTCTACATTGAAAGTTACAGCCAAACGTTCTTAAGAATACACTAGGAACACCAGCCCATTTACCTTCACCTTGTAAACTGTAAAATATCTCTGCTACTTTAAGTTTTTTCAATTACTTGTTCCTTTCTGTATCGTAGTATTCTTTAGTATGTTCATACTCGTCGTTATTTTCTATAACTTTGTCTTTAAATTTACAGTCTTTCCCTAATGGACATTCTTCATCCTCAGCCTCAGTCATAAGACTAAGTACCCAAAGAACGCCGCCTACCACTACTGCACAAAATAATATCCATAAACCAAAAACTAATAGTCCTGTACTCATAATGTTTTCCTCGCTTTAACTAGTAAATGCCATCCTAAGTATTCTTTAACTGCTTCACGCATAAGTTCTGGCATTGCTTCAAACCATGGTTCTAATTCAAACTTACCTTCTTTATACTTGTCTATATTATACATGAAACAGTGTGCTTGACGCAACCTTTCTATGGTAAATTTTTTACCTAAAAGTTGTTCAATTTCTTCACTGGTATATGCTTCAGCATAAGGACAATTACTCTGTGCTTCAAACTGATCTAATCCTTTTCTAATCATAGCATACTTCCAAGAGTTTTTGGCATAGACCATAAACTTAAATTCTCCACCGGTATTTAGAACAGTGTGAACGTTTGTTATAATTTTTTCTATGTTGGGAAAGTGGTGTATAACTCCGTATGAGTAAACTAAATCAAATGTACCTAATTTTTTAAGTTCATTTAAGTTAGTCATATCAATATTATAAAAGTCACCTTTAAGGTCAAATACTTCAAAACGTTGTTTGGCTAGTGTTAAGCTTTCATCACTTAGATCAATGCCTACATAGTGAGCACCGTTTTGTGCAAATTGTTGTGCATCAGTTCCTATACCACAGCCAATTTCTAACACACGCTTACCTCTGTATTGATGAAACTGCGGAAAGTCTAAGTTGTGCGGTTCTGCTCGAAAACGTTTAGCAGTAACTTCATTGAAGAACTCTCGAGTACCAACTTCGCTAGTTCCGTGTTTAACATTACAAGGTTGATTGTTCCAATAATCTTTTATTTCTTGTTCTAGATTACTCATCTTCGTTAGACTTTACTTGTTTACCAGTCTCTTTGTCAACACTGTATCTTGAAGTATGTCCGTTAGGATCATTGGCTTTTAAATGTTTCCACAAATCTTCGCCATGTTGTAATGAGTTTTGTAAATGATCATTACCGTCGCCTATCTTATTAAGATACCACATAATTCTAATAGCTTGTTCAAATCTACTTTGAGCAGTTTGTGGACTATTTAGATCTTTAGGATTTTCAGGATTGCCTTCTAGTTGTGGTCTATTATTATATGTTTCATCATTGTTATTGCCTGTTAGATCAAAACGATCATGTGTACAGTGTACATCAATGTTTTCTACAATATTGCACATGTAACCAATCTGACTAATTTGTGCATCACTCATTTGGTGTGTGCTTAATGTGCCTAACAAGTAATACCATTCCTTAGGAACAATAGGAAATATAGCATAAGGATGTTTGCTTTGTTCTTGCATACGTAACACACGAAACTTATCTGTGTGTGTTGCTACTATTTCATCCCAATGATCTGTTTCCATAATAGCATCATCATTCCAAAACATTAACCAACGACCTTGTGCATATTTTCCTAAATAGTTAACATATTCATTTAGTCTTTGATACCCAATTGGTGGTGTTGTTACTATTACAAAGTTAAGATCTCTTTCTTTAAATGCAGGCATTACAGTTTTATCAAAGTAATCAACTGATTCTTTATCATCATTGTCGAGAGCTATACGATATTCAATTCTAGTATTGTCCTTAGCTCGATCAATTAAGGATAACAATGAACGTTCTGCTAGTTTGCCTCTACCTCTAGTAGGTAGTAGAACAGATATATCAACAGTTGTCCCTGTCAGGGCTGATGCATCTAACTCCATTGCCACCAGTCCTCCCAAGGAAACACTTGCCAAACATTTTCTTCGTGTTTGTTAATGTCCATGCTTGAGTAATCAACATCTTCTGTACTAGCTTCATTGTTAATTAATACTGCATAAGTCACTGTGTCAGTCCCCCATACATCTTTAATAGCTGATATAGTAGCACCAGTATCATTGATATCATCTATCACTAACACTCGTTTGCCTTTATCGATACCAATATCTTCTTTGATCTTTTCAAGATCCTCTGCTCCTACGTGATCACGTAAGCTTACCTTTACGGCGTGCATTGGTATGTCTAGATACTGTGAAACCAGCACAGCGGGCGTTAAACCGCCCCTTGTGAGCCCAACTACACAGTCAATATTCTGTTGATCCACGTGCAGTTGTCTAATAATGTCCTGTGTCATTTCTTCAACTTGCGACCATGTATAATATGCTTTCTTAGTCATCTTTATCCTTTAATGATACCGCAGTTGCAATAGCCACTATCGCTACCATAATTATTAATCCAATTATTGCTTCTGTTTCCATTATTACCCCTCGTAGATTGCTGAGTTAGCACCGTGTTCCGCACACTCTACTGAATGCACCCAACAACGATCGTTTGTTTGTTCTCTAATTAATTTGTCTGCAAACATAAATGCGTGTTCAGCAAACTTTTCTGCACCAACACCATCCATGACTACAATTTCTGCTAGATCCATTTCTTCAAGTTCTTTAAACTTATCTAGGTGTGGATCATCTTTGTCAATAGCTGTTTTATGATCAAAGTGATCTTCTAACCATTTCTTAACTTGTTTAAGTCCACCAAAGTCTACTGCCCAGTTTTTATTATCTAGTTCACTACATGCAAACGTAAATTTAAATTGTAAACTGTAGCCATGTAGTAAATGACAATGTGAATGATCAGCGTTAGGTTGCCTAAAGCAGGCTGAAAGGCCAATGTTGTGACCGTATGTTTTAGTTGAGTAGTATGTTGCCATCTCTTGTCTCCTGTGAGTAAGTTTGATGACAGGCAGAATATTTTGAGACGGATGACTGTCTTAAGGCGTCTTTGAGTATATTACTTACCACTTCTTTTCTTTGCTTGGTAATTATTATACTCACCTTCTTTAATTGCAACAAATCTTTTAATAAAAGCCTTGCCTTCTGCTTTAGTAGGAAAACTTGCCGCCATTACTTTTAATTCTGTTGGTATCTTTACTGCTTTTGCATCATATGCCATTATTTTTTCTCCGCTTCTGCTACTCGTTTACGTAATGAACTTGAACTAAATGAATGGTCTCTGCCATTGTATACTAATTCAATTCCTCTTTTGTTACAAATATCTTTACCAGTAAAGTCCTTGTTCTCATACTCTACACCTAATATTCTAACATCTATTGGCATTGAAAGCAAGATATCTTCTAAATCTTTTTCCGTTTGGTATACCACAATTTCATCAACGAAACGATTACAGCCTATCTGTATCTGTCTTTCTACTATTGACTGTATAGGACTGTTTTTGTTTGCTCTGTCTAGTGTAGGATCTGTTTGTAAGCCAGCTATCAGATAATCACAATGATTCTTGCACTCACTTAACATAGCAACATGCCCTGCGTGTAATAGGTCAAAGGTTGAGAATGTTATTCCTATTCTTAACCCTTGGTCTTTAAGTTGTTTTACTTTATCAAATATCATTAGAATGTAAACTCATAAAATGCACCAACTAGTGCGTCACCATATTGATCAACTGCACCGTTAACTCTTAAGTTATGTACATTACCAAATTGATCTTCTGAATTAGTTAAGTTATATTGTGCACCTACATACGTTACTGGGTCACCTGTCATATCTGCTTTAGCATTAGTATACGACATAACTCCTGTACTACTAACTGATGTGGGTACTCTTAAATCTAACTCACCATCGATCACAGTAGGCTTAACACCTACATATAAGTTTACATTATCGTTAGCCCAACCAGCAACACCATACATTGATGTAATGTTATCAACGTCCTCAACTAGTCCGCTATCAAAGTCTGTTATAGAATACATAACACCTACTTGTCCATACCAATTGTTTGGCTTATACATTGTTGAATACTCAAATGTGTCTGTTGAGTTAACTTGTCCCCACATACCACTAAAGCTCATAAAAGGTGAACCGTAACTTCTTGTGTAAGTAAATCTTTCTGTCCAGTCACTTGGATCCTTAATTTCTCCAGTGTATATATCTCTTACAGCTAGTGCTGAACTATCAAATCCAAATGACATTGCACTAAATGTTTCTTGATTTATGTTGCCTACTTCTTGTTCGTAACTGTTAAGATACCAACCTCGATAGTTTGCACCTTCTCCTCCAACAAATTTACTTGACCATGCACTGCCTACTGAGTGATCTAATTGATATACTGGAATTAAATTATTAGTGCTACCTTTAAGATCAATAGTTGCAGAACTTAAATCAACTGTATAGTCACGACCTATTTCATCTACTACTTTAACGCTTGACAACTCTGTAACAGAACTAATACCAGCAACTGCAATACCACCCGATAGAGGAGTAGTAGTTCCTGTTCTACCTGTCATTGATATACCTAAATCACCAATTGGTTCTGTAGCACGTTTAAGATCTAACAGTCCTTGTCCGTGTGTATTAACATTGTATCCTGTTATAGTTTTATCAGCAGTATCTAACAACACTTGAACAATGTTCTCGCCTTTCATGTATGGCCACATTTGATGTATAACTGCTACTGCACCAGCAACCACAGGAGCCGCTTGTGATGTACCCGACATTGATCTATAACCGCCGTCTTTATCAGCACCTACTATATTATTACCTGGTGCCAATATATAAAAGTCTGAAGTTCTATAAGTGTCTAAACATTCACTGCCACTGTAGTTTTTACACATGTGCCCTGACTTAGCACCATCAATAGTTTCGGTAGCAGTATTCCAAGCACCTACTACAATAGCACGACCGTCCATAACCAAGTTACCTGAACTGTCTGTTGCTACCGCAAATGTCGCAGGATTTTGTACATAACCATTTGATTGATTACCTGCTGATATAGTTAATACTATTTCACTACCTGACATAGCACTGCCCCAAGCATCTGGTGTTTCCATATTATAATAATTAGTTCCACCATAGTATTCATGGTTGCTGGTAAACACACCATTGCCTCTATCTGTTACTGTGCTTTTATATGAGTTATGATAACTAGTGTTTGCTGATAAGTTAGCTACTACTGCGTCAGTATTGTTTTTAAGTTGCACAATACCCTGACGAGCAAAGCTCATTGAAGCTGACCATGAATCAGTAATTTTAACAATAGCTAGATTAGCATCAGGTGCTATACCTAACACTTCGCCACCCATGTTACCTGCCGCAATTGATGCTACATGACTACCATGACCTACTGAGTCTTCAATGCCATTGTCATAACCTGGTTCCCATTGAAATGTAACTTTACCTGCAAGCTCTGGATGATCAAGATCAATACCACTATCTAATATACCAATTGTAGATCCTTTACCTGTCCATCCTCTTGACAATGCCCAGTCTTGTCCTACGGCTGAGTTAAAGTTTTTAAAGTTATCAAGTCCTTGATAGTATGTTGGATCCGAACTAGGCATTTCAGTTGGAGTACCTAAGTATATACTATTAGCACCAAAGTCTAATGTTGCAACTGTTTCGGACTCTTCAGCAAGTCTGGCTTCTTCTGCTAAACGTGCCTCCTCAGCTAACCTGGCTTCTTCTTCAGCTACCGCTAATAAACGTGCCTCTTCAGCTAATCTTTCTTCCTCTGCTAATGCGGCCAATCTTTCTTCTTCAGCAACTCTAGCTTCTTCTTCTGCAATAGCTAACAACCTGGCTTCTTCTGCTAGCCTTTCTTCTTCTGCTAATGCTTCTAATCTAGCTACCTCGGCTAACCTTGCTTCTTCCTCAGCAATGGCTAACAGTCTAGCCTCTTCAGCTAAACGAGCCTCTTCCGCAAGGCGTGCTTCTTCTGCTAATCTGGCTACCTCTGCAAGGCGTGCTTCTTCTGCTAGCCTTTCTGCCTCAAGTGCTTCTAATCTTGCAATTTCAGCGAGTCGAGCTTCTTCAGCTAACCTAGCAACTTCTAATGCTTCTAACCTTGCTACTTCTTCTAATCTTGCAACTTCAGCAAGTCTGGCTTCTTCTGCTAAACGAGCCTCTTCTGCTAGACGTGCTTCTTCTACACTAGGAGAAACAGCAGTAATAGTTTCAGATACTACAGAAGTTCCCATATGATTGCGTTGAACATCTGTTTCAGTAGTTACTGTAGCGTATACGTCTAGTCCACGCTCTCGTACTCTACCCATAGCATTTTGTTCACGTACTCTGTCTCTATGTGTAATGGAAGTAGTTATGGTTCTTGTTTCGACTCGATATCTTACGTTTGATATACGTTCAATAGTATTTCCGTCCGTATCTATGTAAGAATCTGTAACAGAATCAACGACATATTCGTAGGTTGCGTCACTAGTATGTACATATGGAGTGTCTGTAGTTGACCAGGTATCTAATACCGTCCATCGACCTGCATATACAGAGGTTGACACAAACAACATAACTACAACTAAGATCGATCTTAAGAACAACATAACTTCTCCTTAAATTTTAAGCCTTGTTAGTATTATACTAAATTCGGATTTTTTGGTCAACCTACTTTTGGGCAAACTCTTGTTGTAGTTTAACATTGTCTATGAACTCTTTCTTAGTAGCTGGATCATTTCTAAACGCACCACGTAATACTGTAGTTTGTGTTAGACTTGAATGTGCTTTAATACCTCTATTTTCACAACACCCGTGTGTTGCTTGTACATACACACCAACGTGTTCACTACCTGTTTCTTTTTGAATTGCATCAGCAATCATAACATTAAGTTCTTCTTGTAGTGTACCTCTTGTAGCACACCACTGAGCGATACGAGTGTACTTACTTAAACCTAATAGTTTAGGTCCTGCAATGATACCAATGTATGCTACACCTTTTACTGTCTGATGATGATGAGAACACAAACTTGTTAGCTCACTACGTACAACCAACATACCTTCGTAACCACCTTCGCCAACATAGTTTGGAAACGCACTAGGATTAGGCATTGCTTCATAACGTCCAGCCATTATCTCATTGATATACATCTTAGCCATACGTCTTGCAGTATCCATTGAATTTGGATCTGTTTTTGTATCTATTAAAAGTTTTTGTAATACTTCTTCAAAAGCAGGAACTGCTTCTTCGATAAGTGCTTCTTTGTCACCTGGTAACAGCACTTCACTGATGTTATCATTAGCCCAATAACGTATTCCATTTGCTTCAAGTCTACGTTTTACTTCTTTACTGACTGATGCTTTTTCTGGGTCTTGCTTTTCATTCCAATCAATGTGATTTTCTATTGACATGTTTTTTCTCCGAGTTATTGACGACGAGGATGTCGTTTACTTAAAATAAGTATAGCAAAGTTTTATCAAGTTTGCAATAGTATTTTACCAAATCATGTATCCAATTTAATTTTAATATTTTTTAAGTTAGGATACTGTTTGTATTTAGGCATTTGATCATGACTGCCTAATAATGTTAATGCACGTTCTGCTTCTTCAGGCACAGGCTTATAGTGATAACCTAGTTCAAATTGTTCTTGACTTGACCAAGGTTGTATTGATAAGTCTCTACCATCATAGCACATTAATTTAAGCTTCTTATACAATTCATAATCATCTAGTAGGATAGCACCACCACGACCAATAGTTAATGGTTTATCGTGACCAAAACTTAGACACTGTATCTGTCCTGGTTTATACATTCCTTCTGCTAGCTTTCTTGCTGAATCCCAGATGTTAGTGTTCCAAAAGTAGTATTCTCCCAACCAATTATCTTGATCATTATACTCAAACTTAACACCAATTTTATGTAACATCATTGGTATTGAAATATAAGTGTAAGGAGTAAACTGTGTTCGTTTGAAACCTGTTGCTAAGAACGATAGTTCGAGTGCGTGTGTGCAACAATCAGTCATTACAGAGTACCTAGCACCTGTATAACTTGCCAGTGCTTCTTCAAACTCTGTTATGTAGTCAAATGGATTATTCACTTAAATGATCTTTTTTAATTTCTCTGACGTTATCCGTTGCTAGTATATCAGCTATTTTATTTTTTAATGCAACACGCTTGTTATTCCAGTCACGTATCTCAATAGCACGTCGACCAATTTCTTCTAAACCTAGTTCTTGTTCTCGACCTGATTTAAGTAATCCTTCTAAGTCCCAAATAGTATCGTGTATTTCTTTAAGCTCTTGGAAGTGAGTATATACTTGATTAAATTCTTTTTCGTTTATCCGTTGCCTGTACCACACAACTTCTTCTTGGTTGTCTCCAATTCTTGCTAGTTTAACTTCTGCAATAGCTAGTCTATCAAATAATTCAATGTTTGGGAAGAAACTCACTTATATAATCCTTCTATCTGTTGTGGTGTATCTATCATGTTCTGTATATTAATATTAGTCTTATTTGGTCTACAAGGTTGACATAGGCCAGTGTTTGTTTTATTGTATATATCGTGATGACGTTCACTCATCCATATATCTCTAAAGTCACCTTCATCCCATTGTCCTAGTTCAAACTGTGGATTACCCTTACCTTCACAGCATACATATATTTTACCATTTGCACAGAATACAGGAAAGTGATACATTTGATGACAGCGTTTATAGTTGCGTGGCAGTGTTTTATTATTGTTAATCCAAAAAGGTTGGCTATACTTGCGACCTAATTGTTCTATAGTTGACTGTGTTTGATATGTAATGTCATGTGCCTTATCGTTAACAATAACAGGACGGAAGAATATTTTACGACCTCCTAGACCTTTAACAAATGTGAATATGTTTTCAAGTGCTTCTGGTGTGTCATTGTCTGGACATAGTAATACTTTAAAGTCTACGTTAGCCCCTCTCTTAATTAACTCTCGAGCATTAGACTGCATACGTTCAAATAGATTCTCTTTAACTAAACTACGTCTTATCTTTTCATACAAGTCTTCAGTGCCAGCATCAATGTCTATACCTATCCAAGCTAATTTCTTAAGTTTTTCTACAGGCATATCAAACAGTTTGTCTAAGTAGCTACCGTTTGTAGTAATGGATCCAAGAAAGCCTTGATCTACAGTATGTTCTATTACCTTTTCAAAGCCTGTTAGTATAGTTGGCTCGCCACCACCTGGGTATGTTATTGTGTGTGTTGTTCCGTAACTTTTTGGTGTATGAGCTCTCCAGGTTGCTAACTTATCTAACAGCTCAATGTATTTGTGATATTTCTTTTGTACAGGCTCGTCCTTGCGAAAATCTACTGAGTTACAATAATAACAGTCTTGATTACAGACATTAGTAAGGTCAATGTCAACCTGTGCAGGCAACAAAGACATAGTGTCCTTGTTTTGCATCCAATGTACTAGTTCTGCTTCATTATAGTTCATATATTTTATTTACTTGTTTAATAACTCTATCGGCTACTATTTCGTGTCCTTGTTCTAAAAAATGATTACCTGGACCATGCGGAGTGTCTTTTGCCCAATCCATCATAGTAGAGTCAGGCCACCCAACAAATGTATCTGAGTTGACTTGATCTAATAATACTTTAAATTTACTATCAGTTCTTCTTGTATCCTCATTGTTACCAAACGCATCCATCATAATAAAAGGAACTTGTTTTTGTTTTAAATAACTTTGTACAAGAACAATATAAGTTAGATAGTGCATGTATAGATTGTCATCATTATGATGTCTTGACACATAATCTGTTAATGTCTTACGCCAACTTGCTTCTTTAACATATTTACTACGTTGTCCACCTGGCCATATATCCCAAGTACCTAGTTCATCACTGGCTTCAAATCTATCAAAGTGACTCCACCCAATACATACTAGTTTAACATCTTTTAATGTATGCATCATTAACATTCTCATAGCACGTTGGTTACTTCCGCCCGGAATACCTTGATTGTCCAACTCAAGATTAAAGTGATCAGCAACTCGCTGTGCCCAGCAATCACGTCTATCTTCTAACTCTTCGCCCCAGGTAAAGCTATCTCCTAGTGCTAGTATTTTACTCATATCCAGTTATCCTTAACAATATCTAAGTGTTGATTTAGATTAGGCTTTTTGCTACCAGTAAAAATTAACACAGTTGGGTCAGCATAATTAGTTTTTATTTTGTGATGCTCCCATGAAATATACTTGTGATCAATAACATTGTGTTCAATGTTTTCACTGATATAAGCTTGATCTCCAAGTGCTCCTTGCCTTGTAATATCTTGATATTCTCGAACTACATCTGCTTGATTGCTAACATAGTCATCATAGAGATTACTGTAGTCTTGATTCCATAACATAACACTGCTGTTGTGTATTGATCGATAAGGTTCTTCAGCCATGTATAGTTTGCTGTCAGTACAAGATTTAATCATTGGAGTAATATCATTACATATCACTACATCTAAATCAAAATAAAGTACAGGACCATTAAAAAGATCTTTCCTAAACAATTCAACTTTGTTCCAATATCCGTCACTGTCAAGCTGTAACGGAATGGTATTATATTTTGTTTGTCTATTACTAATACAGTAAAAGTTAAAGTCAATATTGATATTGCGTTCAACTCCACGATATAATCGATCTACCCAATCTTCAGAGTACTTCTGATCTTTGTAAACACAGGCTATATTAATCATAAACATTGTTAGACCAAAACAACTCTGCATTTTTTATCCTGCGTTGTTTAGTCGCTATATTAATTTGTAATAAATCTTCTTTTAATAAAGAACGTATACTTGTATGTATCTTTTTTATACGCTTAAAGGCATCTTCTTCCAGATCGTAACTGTGATCTATTACGTCATCAAAGCAGTCTATACCTTGATCTCTTAGATGTTTGATAATACCTGGATTACCTAGTATTAAAAATAGTTGTCCACTAGCAATAGGTTTCCAAGTTTTTTCTGTAATAAAAAGTTTTGGCTCTACTGTGCTTTCAGTTACTAAGTGTACGTATGAATCTTGACAGGCAGGGCCTAAGCAGTGATTCGGTGTTATATAATCTTGCTTAAGAGTAGGTTTAATCTGGTTCCATTCTTGTTCAACTTCTTTAGGTAACTCTAACCAGTCTCTATTAGACTCTGCTGTTGTCATTGTAAAAAACATATCATCTGTTGGATTGAACCAAATGTAATTTAGTATACGGTGTGTTCTTGACGCTCTGTTTAGACAACCTACAGTGTATTTTTTACTGTTATTGTCTGTGTTCTGTTTAAAACAGTTTTCAAAATTATTCAAACTCCAATAATACCAATGAGGATAAAACTGGGTATGTTCGCTGTGATAATGACTCAGTACTGTGTGATTAGGAACTAGTTTAGCTAGGTCTTCGAGTATGCCGTCACCATAATGTTCACTGGCTCCGTTGATGTATAATTGGGGAGTGTTGGGTAGAGTATTAACATGATTTAAATTAATATTAAATTCACTATCAAAGAATGGACTAATATCAGTCCAGTCTATCATTCTATATTCTCTAATAGGCCTCTTGCTGAAAAGAAGTTATCTTCAAGAAACTTAACTTGCTCTTTCAATCTTGTTTGGTATGCTGAGTGTTGGCTCATTGCCCATTTAATCTTTTTGATGATTTCATCTTTGTGTTGCTTGTATGCGTCAAATGATTCAGTCCACTCTGATGGATATTTAAACTCTTCAAGACCCATTTCTGAATAACTTAGTCTATCTGGAACTAGAGGTATAGCATCAACTACTGCACCCTCATACCAACTAATGCCTAGTGTTTCTTGTAAGTTTGCTGACCATACTACCTTAGCTTCACCTAGTAAGTTGTGATATTCATTTTTAGTTAGCTCTTGTTCCTGACATACTATCCATTCATACTCGGGCATAACTGTTGCCAGGTCTTTAAATATTTCTACTTGTTTCTCAGGTGCTATTCTATGAGGAAATAATATAATATCTTTCTTTTCCATATTCTTGTACAGAGTAAGCGTGTCACTCATATACTCCATTGGCCAACCTGTGCGTACAATCTTTTTACGATACTTCCATATAGCTAGTTGCCCATCTCTTTCTTTAGCAAGATCCATACCTAACAAGTTCTCGCAGAACATATCAATATGAAAGTCTGTAGCAAAGTAGTTATGATCAATTGATTCAAAGAAAGCGTGTTCAGTGTGTCTTACCCAATTAGCATCACCTATCAGTCTACCTAAGAAGTCTTGTGGGTCATATGATCCAGCGTGCCATAGTGCGTGAATAGTTACTTTTATTTGAAGTAACTCACTCATATACTTTAAGTTAATGATACCAGGATGCCAAGCGTCAGTAAAGATAACGTGATCCCCACTGTGTATTTTACCGCTAGTGAACAAGCGACTGAGTTCCTCAACTTGTCTAGCCTTGTATATGTTAGTACCACCAAAGTTAAGAAAAGCGCCAGGAGTAGTGGCATTGGGAATATCACTAGGTCCTTCAATAACTGTGACATTGTGTCCAGCATCTTTTAATAGTTTAGGTACGTGAGTTTTCCATTGTCCAGTGTATCTGGATTCAACTGCTTCTAAGTCTACTAGAAATACGTTAGCCATTAGTCTGCGTACCCGTCATCTTCATCTAATACCACACGTTCTTTATCCTGGGTCTTCCAAGTCCAACCTTTTTCAGTGGCCGCTCTTGCAATAGCAAGATATTCCCTATCTCTACTGTTCATTGACGAAAAGTATTTTTCTGTGTCGTATATGTAATCAATCACGTAGTCTTGTCTATGTATATGCGTATCACTTTCCATTAGTTTACGCAGATGTTCTATCTTGTTATCAATAAGCGTATTTAAATCTGTAGCCATTATACTATCTCCTCTACTATTCCTAGTATCTCTGCAAGTATTAATAATAGTCCTGCTAACCATATCATACCATACAACAAACTACAGCCTGCTATAATACGCAAAACACTTTTAACTAAACTAGTGTAAAAGTGTCCAGGGCTTGTATCTTTTGGTTGCATGTTTATCATTTGTTATTCCTCTTTTTTAGCTTATTATACAGCCTTTGTTTTTCCCATTCAACTTCATCCTCACCAAAATTAGGTAAATCTTCATAAATGTCTCCAAGTAGCCATATAAACTCAAACAGTTCTTTTTTAATTTGTAAACATGTGTCTTGTGAAGTATAAGGATTATTAATTTCAGCTACAACTAGATTTAGCCATCGCTGTATGTCTTTGTTATGATCTGTGCTATATCGTTGATCAATTTTCTTTAGCCAATTTGGTCTAAGACTCATTTTCCCTCTTTTAAAATACGATGGACTTCTTGCTTATCCCATTCACGTTCTTGTTTAGGGTGACTTGGTAAAGAATTGTATACACGATCTAGTTTACATTTTAGTAGGTAAAGTTCACGTTTGGCTTCGATGCGTCGACTTTTGTCTAGATCGTTATGTGCATCTATTGATTTTTCAATTACCCAAGTTTCAACGTCTGAGTGATTGGGTGAGGTCTGATGGTATCCGTAGGGGTGATCGCTAAGCCAGTCCGGCTCGTCGAAGTTTTCAAAAAAGTCGTCTCTGTTATCGTCGTCGCCCATGCTGTCTATACTTAAATTCCTTCCAGTTGTTTCTACAATTTTTACCAGCACTCCACTTCATGTACTGTTGCCAAACAAAGGTCTTCGGATTATATAGATCGTTTTCGTCGAAACGAAAGCCATGGTCTCTACAAAAGAGTTTTAGTTTTTCCAAATCATTAAATATATCTGTAATATCTAATCTAGAATGATATTTTGCCATTATCGTCCTTGGTTAATAAATTTAATAAAATATATCTAATTTAGATTATAACAGACTGACTTGGTCTACTAGTGTTGTACGTGATCGCACAACCGTTCTCTCCATCCTCCGATACCTCAATAATAACTTTTCTATCAGGGTACTTATCTGCAATATGCAGATAGAGATCGTCAGCGATCATTTCGCAACTTTTATAGTCTAACTCTAATATACTGTTAGAATATAAATTGTTTAACCAACGTTTAAATTGAATAAATTCAATTTCTCTATCGTTGTGAAAAACATCAATAGCCACTCTAAAATGAAATATATGGCGATGAGGATGAGCTAAAAAACTAACATCGTATTCATCACTAGTATTTAGCTTAGGATCAGTATTTGCGGCAGGGTAGCAGTGTATACCTTCCCTTTGAAAAGTTACCCAAATCTGTCTTTCAGCTGATTCCATTCTTCGATCTATCACTGATCTAGTCTCCTGATTTACACTCATGATATGTGATCTAATGCCTCTAACATGTCATGTGCATGTGCAATTTTTTCTAATTCTTTCTCTACTGTTTCTGAATAATCAATATGCTCTGCAACACCTTGTGGACTTGCTAGAAATATTTTAATATTAGTTTTTGCAATATTGATTTCATTTTCGTACTTTGCTTTTAGATTATCTACTATCATACTGTTTCTTCCTTTATAATTTCATCATTTCCATACTCTGACCATATAGTCATTTGATCATAACTTTTTAATTTGTCCAATGAATGACACCACACACCGTCATTAGTTGCATTAAAGTCTACGTCATCTATCTTAATAGTAGTGTTATCGTTATACTGCTCAATGTTAGGTAGTTTAACTGATATCTGTGTTATGAAACCTTCAAACTCATTGAGTTGTTCTAACCATTTACACTTCTTTTGAACGTGCTTAATGTCTAAGTCCAATGTTACTTTATAACCTAAACGTAAGACATGTTCAATTTGACGTACCCACTCACCAATGTTCTCTCCATCAAATGATTGATTGGCTCCGAAGTACACATGATCGCATTCATGTTTTGTGGCGATATCGGTGATTTGCTCCGGAGCCATAACTCCAACAACAAACAGTGTGCGTAAATTAAATGCTGGTGTATGCTCTATTTCATCACCCACAAAATATTTTACGTCTGTTGCACTGCCTGTTGAGTAATCTCTTTTCATAATGATATTATACTAGCTTTCAGATTTAATGTCAAGCTCTTGCTCTAACTTTTGTATTTCTGCTTTTGTCCGTGCTTTATCCATTTTCATTTTGTTTAAATCAGTATCGTTTAGATAGTTACTGTATCCTAAGCTACACTGTTTATCTAAATCTCGATGTTTATCCTTTAATGCTTGTAAATGATCAAATTGACTCATGATTCCTCCATTTCAAGTTTATCTAACTTTGCTTCGTCTAATGTATCTTCTACTACTTCTTCTTCTGACACATCAAACAAATTATTAAACATAGTACCTGCGTTGACAGTCTTCTTACCTGTTGCTCCTCTAGTGCCAATAATTGACATCCAAAACTTACTATAATGCTCAATAATAGCCATTGATTCTTCTTTAGTATCTGCTGAAAATATAGCTTCACATACATCTCTAAATGTTACTGTATCAAATGTTTCTTGTATTAACATTTTAGGATAGTGTCCTGCATCATACTGCCTATTAGCTTCTTGTACAGCATTAAGATGTTGCCAAACATTGTGTCCCATCATAAGTGCGTAACTAAAACTATCCCATGATGTTTTACCTTCTTTACCATTCTTATTTAGGTCACCTGGCTTGTATATACAAATATCTTTCATCTCTAAGTTGCGTGATATTGGTGAATCGTTAAATGTAGTATGAAATCCATCTGCTAGTACACCTTGACTAAACTGTCTAGTATCTGTTGAATACTTCTTGTCATCAGCAGTTGATTGCATTCTATAAGTCCATTTGCCTCTGTCTGGTGTTTCAACATCAGTGTATATCTGCCCATTTGCTGTAGCAAGGAACGGTGATGCACAATCAAATGATATTGTAAATTTAGGATTATGATGCTTTCTAATACTACGCTGTATGTCAGTTAATAGTGTAGCCCACTCCAGCTTTGATGTGCCTAGGAAGTGCATCCAATCTTGAACACCTTCTTTAAGTAAGCCATCATGTATGATAGTAACTAGTCTATGTAAGATTAAATGTATATCACACATGTTTTGCCCACCCATTGACCAACCATTGAAATGATTGTCTGGATACTGTGTTGGGTCACAGTATTTCTTCATGCGTTGATACCAATCTTCAGCTTCTGTGTGATTCTCACCTTGTAATACATTTAAGAACTTACATGCACCTGTACGATTATTAATAAAGTAATCATTGTTGATATAAGTTCCTTGCACAGCTTCTTCATAGCTATTAATGTTTGTAGCTTTACGTCCTTCTGGTGAACGACATACCCAGGCTGGTATATCTAATATCATACCATAGTCCATGTAAGTGTCCATCCATTTAAGCACCTGCTCACGTTTCTTTTTAGCTTTAGGACAGTTAGGATTTTTCCAATCACCTTCCCATACACCTTTACCAATCTGAAAGCCACCACTATCGCCTAATACCCAAGCACCTGGCTCTCTCTTTCTAACCATATCTTCTTTGGGTGCATCTACAGTAACATCTAAGTTAGCATGTCCTGCAGAGTATAGCGACCATTTATAAGTAAACACACCTTCCTGACTGTTTAACCAGTTTAAATGTTCCATATCTGGTAAGTTCTTAGGCATACGTAGAGGATCAACATAGTCGTTAGCTACTCTTTGTTTACCTATAAATGTTGCATAAAAAGAACTTAATGCTGGTAAAAATACTGCATAGTCATTCTGTTTTGCTGTTAAGTCGTCGTGTTCTACTCTCTTTGCCATTTATTTGCTCTGTGCTGGTAATATATAATTGTAAACTGCAATACCTGAATCAACAGTAATTTCTGCCGCACCATCATCACTCATTTTAATAGTTTTATCACCTGTTAGATCTAAGATACTAATAAACTGTTTTACTGGCCATGCCCAAGCTCTTGCAAGTCCTGTTCCGCCTACTGAAGGTTGAAATACAAAGTTACCTGCGTGTGTTGAATGATCACCAAAGTATAACATTAAATCACCGTTCTCTGTTTTAGCAGTCATAACAGTTTCTTCACCGTTTGCTTGTGCTTGAAACTTTAATCTCTGTATGCCAGCAATAGTAGGTTCAAAATCTACATTCCAATTAGCACCTTTAAACTTAACTGTTTTAAGTTTCTCAGCAATAATCTCACTAGTCATAAATCTATAGTCATTTTTAAAGTCGCCTGCGGCATTTTCAAAGTGTAAGCCTGTTGGAATCTGTTCACCGTTTCTATCTTGACGTTGTACACTAATCTGTGCATTTTCTTTATACTCTGGAATACCTAATAGTATTTTAAGCTTTGATAAGTTAGGCATACCAAATGTACCTACAAACTCTGATACTGGCTGTTTAAATTTTGCAGATACAACTACTGAACGGTCCTCTGCTAATCCGTCGATAGTAGTTTCACTGTCTGTGCCTGTTACCTTGACTAATTCAATAAAGCCAAGATCAAACGTGTGCTCTACTAAATCTAATAAGTGATCTCTCATTGTTTTCCCTCGTGATTAATATTAATATTTTTATTATACATGATATTTAGATCGATAACAACTCTATCTAAAATTATTTTACCAAACTGAATCATTTTCTTTTTGGTTGTGCTAATGTCTGTGATCCTTTGATTCTTTCTATTTGTCCAGGTTTCTCAACTTCAAACCAAGCCATTCCATATGTTTCTCTAAACTGTTTTATTATTGTATATCCAATATTTTCTAAGTGATGCTTTACTAGTCTACCAGGAGTGTAATATTTAAATTTACGCTCTACTAAAGTAATATTGTGAGGTAAATCACAGTCATTGAAAGTGAAAATCATTTTACCTCCAGGTTTCAGTAAATTAAATGTTTCACGTAACATGCGTTGTGTCATATTCATTGACAAGTTATCAAAGAAGTTATAAGCAACAATAACACCAAGTTGTTCTTGTGGTAGCTGTCCAAATATTAAATTACTTTCTTTAAACTCAGGCATAACATAAGATCTTAATCTAGAAGTATACCTAGGTCCAAATTTATTAATAGCTATGTTGTTTAATTCTTGTGAAAAATCTATTAGATATAAAGGATCTGCACTTACCATTGCTTCAGTTAAGTCGCCATGACTAGGACATATTTGTAGTCCAGGTTGATCCCAGAATGTGTAACGTTTAATTCTTGACAAGAGATACTCTCTTGTATCCTCTGATATTTCAAGTTTTCTATTAATTTTAGTGTCAATATCTTCTGTGTGAAACCATTCATTGAATCTAGCTTCACTATCAAGTAGATATTCTTTTTCTTGTTCGTGTATGCGTTGAGTAAGCGAATGATCATAGTCTAAATGATCACTTTTAAATTTATCTAACGAACGCATGATTCCGTCACGATGATCAGTAAACAATGCTAGATAGTCTGGATCCTCAATCTCTGCCTGTAACAAATTAAATATTTGATCGTTCATTGACGTAAAGGTATTGATATCGTGTTTTCTAAGTTTGTCTCTGTACGCTACTAAATCACTAAGTTTCATAATTAAAATTCAAATAAGTTATTAAAAGTATTAGCAGTCTGTGTTGCGGCCGCCAAGTTCCAGTCTAGTCCACCTAATAGGTTGTCGACTTTGTTGTCAACAATAGTGGCTTCCATTAATTCGTTATCAAACGGTAACTCCTTAAACCATTGTGGTATGTGTGTTTCATCTGTAGGATATCCTATTGATGTCCAACCTAGTGGATTTGACTTTAACTTACATACAATAATTTTCATACCGTCAATACATTGTAAACTATACTTGTCTGAATTCATTCTACGCATAGTATTCCAATTCATACCTGCTCTAACGTGCCCTGGCATGTTAGCTTTACCTAAACGTTTTTCTTCTTTAGTATACTTTGTTAAGTTATTAACACGCTTAGGAGTACCCTTTTCCCATCCTGGACGCTCTCTAAATTCATGTTTGAATTGCAAGATTTGTTCTGTTACTTGTTCTTTGCCAGCACCTGTTAGTACATTATGCAACACGTCACTTAAAAAGTTTTGAATAACAGGCGGAGTATCTGAACGTTTCAAATCTAAGCCCATAGCCTTAATTTTACCTGGCTTACCTTCAGTATCTAAACGCTTGCCTTCGTTGTCATATATCATAACAGCATAGCGTTTCTTAGTAATAAACAATCCTTTGTATGCTACAATCTCACGACCGCCTCTGATAATACTACCTTGCTCCTTGGGACAATGAAATGCTTTTTCCATAAAGCCTGGAAAACTGTCATTTACTGAATCTGATATTGTATCATATAGTTGTATAGCAATATCTTTTGACCATTCCATACGACCTGCTTCAATATCATCTTTCAATGTCGGATATGCACTAAAGTAACATGAATCTGTATCGCCATATATAATTGCTTTACCAGTATGATCATACTCACCTGTGATTAGTTCATTGATATGTGCATCCATATGTTTAGCAATAGCACGACCTGTCAGCGTAGTTGATTGCCCAATACGTTTATCAAAGAATCTACAACCTGGATTAAGAATAGCACCATACAGTGAGTTCAAGTTAATCTTCTTAACTAGCTGTCGCTTATCCCAAAACTCTATCTCTTTTTTGTCTGTTGCATTGCGTAGTTTTGCTTGTAGTTCTTTACGTTCAGCATACCATCGTTTAAGTAAGCCAGGAACCACAGCTTCTACTTCATTAGTAAATATTGTACCATTGGCAGTCAGCAACCAGGGTCTGTTGCTATCAAATATCATCTTCCATATATCAGCACCTGAGTGTACACTTTCTTCACCAGTGTTCCAATCAATAGTTATTTCAGTACCTATTTCTTTTGCCATGACTGCTTCATATTCTAATGATCCAAACAGTCCTTCCCATGCTGATGCAAATGATTTCCCTTTGCTTTGTTTTTCTTTGATATATCTATCAGTCATTATAGGACGTAGTTGTCCAATGATAGTTTCGTTACCCATGTTTAATGCACGAATAGCACTTGGATATAGTGAGTTAATATCAACGGATCCAATGTAATCATGCAGTCCTTTTTGCGGAAATGCTACATAAGCACCTGCGGCCTGTGTGTCTTCATCAGTTAGTCTTTCTCGTCTATTAGGAACTACCATGCCACGTTCATGAGCTTCATTAATAATAGCTTGTTCTGTAACAGCTACAGCACCCATTGTTGTTTGCAGTAGCACTGTATTTGCGTGTGCTAGTTCATTTGCTAGATCTAAGAATCTTAGTTTATCGTCTAATTTTTTAAGCAGTAAAGTATCTTGTCTATTGTATTCAATAAACGTTTCAAAGTCATTGTTGTACAGTTGATCCAGTGTACCTTCATATGGTGTTTTACGTTCTTGTAGTTCATGCTCACCAATAGCATCTAATGAATAACTATGTCTTTCTTCATATGTATACTTTCTGTACAGTTGCATATAATCCATATGCACACGACCAATAAGATCAAATGTAATGTTCTCTGCACCAAAGCGTTCAAATGTACGCTTCTTAGGTAGCTGTTTAAATAAGCAGAACCGGCGTGTGTCGTCTTTACTAAGCACTCTAGTAATGCGATTAACACAGTATGGTATATCATACCCCTCTGAGTTCCACCCTGACAATATATCAGCATCTTCTATTATTCCTAAGAACGCTTGTAGCATTTCCCCTTCACTATTGAATAAGAAAGTATCTGAAAACTTTGCACAGGTTGCTTCAGCTTCTTCGTTGCTCATTGACTTAGGCGGTAGTACTAGAGTAACCATTTTGCTTAACCAAGTGCAATATACTGATATAGCTGTTATAGGATTAAATGGATCTGCTGGACTTGAATATCCTCTCTCAGGATCAAAGTCTACCTCAATATCAAAAAATGCTACATTAAGTTCAGGAGCGTCTTGTCCTATATAATTATTTGCTAAACAGCGGAATACAGGATTAATATCACTTTCAAACAGTTTACGATCGCTGTTAATACGTAATTCTTTGTGAAACTCTTTTGAGTTATGAGTTTTAAACCTAGTTACTTTATCTCCGTGAATTGATTTTTGCTTGCCTTTTGGATCTTCATAGTAAAACACAAATTCAGCAGGATACGTTTGAAACACACGCTCACCGTTTTTACGCTCTACGACGTGTATCTTATCTCCTTGCCTATCAAAATATGCGTCTATGTAACTCATTTTTCTCCTTTAATATAGTATTGTACACTATTATATAACTTGATGTCAAGTTTTAAATATTCATTCAGTGACTCAAGTAATTCAGTATTACCTTCCACATGTTTTTTTATTCTGTTTCTAAGGGTAACCCACTGTTGTTCTGTAACATTTCTTTTCTTACCACTGAGTGATTGTGGATATGCTACGTTGTTTTGATCAAACCAATCTGTTAGATTAGTAGTAAAACTGTTATCGAAATTAAAAAATATAGCATTCTTACTCGGTAATCCGGCTATAAAGCGTAATTGCAATTCAGTATGCTCGTCGTTAGCACCTGCAGTAGTTAATATTTTTAATGTATCAAATTGATCAAACACATCGCTGTCTGAGTTAATTGTTGTATAACGTTGGACGTATTCGCATAGTCCACTGTACCATCGTTCAATTGGGTTGCGTAACACTATTAGATATCTATAGTCTTCAGGTATAGCGTTTTCGTAGAAGTTTGTTAGAGTGCCATCAAATAACAGTTTAGTATATTCTGTTGCATTTTTAGGAATGTTGATGTATACCAATTGGTCACTCTGCCGTATAAAGCATGTACCCATTGGGTGATTTGGCCATCTATATCGATGTATTCTGTGCATCTTTTCTCCGATCACTTATGGCTGATCTACCTTCTACATGCAGGTTAGGCCTGCGAAACCGTTACCACCAATAGCTGGCAACTCCGTATCCAAATATATTTACCACAGCAAAGTAACTTGTTAGCACTAATGGCCAAGCTAGTCCTCTGCGATAATATGCGTATGCTCCTGTTATACTGCCTACAAAAAATCCAGGATACACAATAAGCATGTTTGGTTCATTTGCTGTGTCGGCTAGTATTATGCTAGCTATAACAGTAAAAATAAAACTAGTTAGTTCAAATCCAAATGCAACAGGATCTGAACGATAGCTTTTGATCCAAAAGTCTTTAACTTGTTGCAATTAAAGAGTATGACCAACTGTTGATAAAATATCTTCTAGTAGTTGATGATCTTGTTGTTCTCTTGTAAAGTCAGCTTTATGTGCAATCTTAATTGCTTTATTTAAAATACTAGGTTTGATCTGTAGCTCTTCTGCCACAGCTTTGACAGTATCTCTAAGACCTTCGTTGAGCGTTTCAACTTCACGCATGACCTGCATGCCTTCGTTAACTAGTTGTGTTAGTTTAGCTTTTTGATCGCCGCTAAATGTAATTGAATCTGACATTGTCTACTTCTCCTTATTATGTGCTACTATTATATATGATTGTAAACTAAAGGCCAATTATTTTGGTATAATAATCACTTATCTGTGTATGTACTGTTTGGTCAGTTATATGAAAGTAAGGTCTGTGTGTTCGAACATCTGCATGATCCCACAGACATACTCGTGACCTATATTGATCGTATTTGGTAAAATATTCTCCAACTCCCTCATAGCTTTTGTGTTCAAAGCCACCTTGATCAAACAAGAAAGCTATTTTTGAATCTACTAGCTTTTGTAGAGTAGCTTCTATTACTAATTTGTTTCTTTTAACTTCTGTATCGAGATCAATGTTATTAAATAGCTGTTTTAAATTATTGATGGTTGTTTGGTCAAATGGTGTTGTTTCATCTAAGCTAAGCCAACTAAATGGAACTAGCTTATCTTCAAACATTAGTTCACTTCTTAGGCTACTAGTAAATCCTACAATAATAAAGTCAGCTTGTTTCTCAATAGCTTGTTCAACTTGTAGACTAATTAATAAATTACTAGCACATACCTGTGCCAAACTAGTACGTTCAAACTGTTCGTGCCAAGGTACTATAATTGAGTCATGATCACTACAGTAAAAGCTATCACCGCATATATAAACTGATTTGCTCAAAGATCTGTTCCTTGGTATACTTGTATGGTTTTAGATTATAATCAACTGCTGATTCAAAGTTGACATCAGTTGTGTCGCTGAATTGATTAACAATGTTTTGATTTAGAATAGGCTCGCTGACTAGATTAACGACTCTTTCATCACCATTGATTATTTTAGGAATATCGTGCTTTAGATCATCTAATGGATACCACTGTTGTTTAATAGCCCCGTTGATTTTATCTACCCATTCTGTTTTATGTTTGATATCATATAAGATGTTTTTAGTAATATCATTACCAATAAGTCCAGGTAAGCGTATAACATAATGATTTTCAAAACGTCCACGAACTGCATTTTCTAATTCTAGTCTATTCTTTCCGTAACCAGTATCGGGTCTTGCTTGAGTATCACCTGTTGATATTAACACTATACGATCGCACTTAGTTACTAATAGGTTGCGTATTAACAAACCTGTTGATGCTTGATCTGTGTGAGGATTTTCTTTTGCCCAGATTCTATTGCCACTAGGGGCCGCTACATACACAGTGTCGTAATGTTCTAAAGGTAAGTCAAACAGTTGAAAGCTGTTGAATACGTGTGTGGCATTGACAAACTCTTGTAAACGTTTGCCTATTAAGCCATTACCAACGACTGCTATATTGTTTGATTTCGTCAAAATATTTCTCAAGTTGTTTAGTTGCCCACTCTACATTATAAAATCTTTTATAGTTAGTGTCAAGTGTTTGTTGAGTCCTTGCGTCATCGAAGTGATTAGGTCCTAACTTTATTAAACGCTTGACTTCTCTAATAACCATTTCTAATCGTTTTTCGTTGTCAGGTTCGTCATCATAACTTTCATCAACGGCATAGAATGTTTCAAATCCCCAGGAACGTAACCACTTAAGATATCCTTGTGGACCCCATACTACAAATGGTTGTCGGAAAGCCATTGGCTTTAATACTTTTTCACTGTGTACACCAGGTACAATATCTGATTCAACTACTAGGCTGAATGCTGTTCTGTCATACCATGACTCATTTAAATATCTTTGCCACGGACCTTCTTCTCTAGCAATATCTCCGTCAATAGTTATTTTTCTATCTTGATAACTATAGAGTGCATTATCTAAGTACGGCTGTATCTTATCCCATATTAGATCTCTATGCAACCGTTGATAATTCATTAACATAAGAAATGTGCGATCGTTTATATTCTTTGCTTGATACTGATTGTACCCTAGTGCTTGGTACCATAGACATTCGTTAGCAATACAAAACCAACCGTCACTGCGTATAACCTTTAAGTATTCAGTATCTTTAATGTCTGGATTGCCCCAAGGATCCCATAAGTGATCAATGATGGCAGGTCTATTTAAACTTTTTGCCCACTCCCAATCTTGCCAATGTGCATATACAATACCTTCATCGTCTAGATCAGTACTTAATTCAAAGTGTTTACGATATAAGTCTTCGAGGAAAAATGCCGTAGCATTACTCCAACTATCTTTTTTTAAGATTAGTTTCATAATGCTATTTACTGGATTGTGTTATCTATTGAGTAGTTTTTGTAAGTCTTGCTTGAGCTTTTCAATCTCTTGATCTTGATAACGATCTTTCAATGAGTTATTGCCAATCTCTTTATTATGCTTTTGGTCTACTTTAGCTTGTGCGGCAATATCACGTTCTTCTTCATCGTTTTCTTTATCTAAACGATCAATATCTTGAGTTTTTTCTGAATCCTTATCAGCAACAAAAGTAGTTAAACTTGCTAGCGGATCACCTTTAGTTTGTGCACCGTATTTTAAGCCTGCTTTTTTAAGAGCAATTTTAGTTCTAGCATCTAGCTTTTTCTGATCTAGATCGTCTTCTTCCTCTTTAGCTTCTTGCTGTAATAGCCCAGCAGTGCCTTTTTTAGTTTTTGCTATTGCAACTAAATCTGCATGATCTAACGGACCAATACCGTTAACTGCTTTGCGTGTTGGCATACCTAAATCAACCCATAGTTTAAATTCTTTATCACTTGGTGTTGTATACGGTGACCAATCCATATCTACTTTTTTGCCATCTTTTTCAGCGTATTGAAACTTTTTAGCAACATCATCATATTGCTCTATATCTTCACCGTACTTCCAACCTTTATAGTCTTCAGTAACTGGCTCAACGCTTTCTGATGTTTGTTCAATCCAACCGTTACCATCACAGCTATCACACTCTTCGTATTCTTCTTCACCTTCGTCGTTTTCGTATTCTATTTCGCCTGTACCGCCACAGTTTTGACAACCTACTTGTTCCCAGTCTTTTTCATATTCACCTGGGCCGTAGTCTGCTACTGTTAACCAATCAAAGTTATTTGGGGTGTAATCACCTTTCTTACTTAATACATATTGTATAACTTTGTCTGCCATGTCGTCTAAGTGATCAAACTTACCTACATGTTTTTCAATCCACTCATATGAACTATTACTAAAGTTATCACCGTCATTGCCGTGTCTGTAAATAATTTTACCTACAGCTCTTAATAGTTCACCTTCAACAGTGTCCGCTTTACCCATGTCTGGCACTAGCTTGTCTTGTAGTTGGTTATATTCATCTTGGTACTGACCATTACCACTCCAATAACGTGCATGGCTATCAAAGTCCATTATTCTACGTTTAGGAGTTGGATCTTCTTTTAGTTGTGTTATTCTCTTTTGTATTGCTTTTTTAAGCTCAGGATCCTTTGATGTATTAGGATCAACTAGTAGTGCATTTAGAGTTTTAAGTTTCTCTAGTTTGTCTTCTTTGTCCCTAGGCTCAAGTTTATATTCTTTAACTGGTTCTTTTCCTGGTGTTTTCATATAGCCACCGTACTCTCTACTGTACAGCTCTCTCATTTGACTTGCCCACGCTAAATTCCAGTTCACATTAAACTTTTTCTTAATTTCAGGAGTGTTCTGTGCTAGATAATTACTAAGTAGTTTTCCATATGCTAGGTCATAAAAGCCATTAGCCATCGGGTCTAATCCTGGTCCTAGATCTTTTATTGTTTGTGCTACTACAGGTTCTGGTATAAAGTCTTGTGGTAAAGGCCTGTCAGCTTCGTCTACTTTTTCTTTTTTCTTAACATCTAATACTTTGTGTGGATTACCAAAACTTAGGAACTTTTGTTCTGCCCCTTTGGCATTTACTGCTTTAACTGTGTGTGTTTTAGTGCCAGTGAACTGTGGATCTTTATATGTTATTTCAAACTCAGCTTCGTTCATTTCTTTGTCATCATTGCAGTGACATTCATCTTCGCCTGTAACAGGACATTTACCTTCTGCAAAACGTTCGCTGTCTATATCTTTTAATCTATCTGGACTCATAGTGTAATCACGTTTAGCTAACATATTTTCAATCCAATTAGCATCACCAAAATATTCAGCAGTAGCATCACCACCTTCTCTGTTTGCTTTAAAGTATTGTAGTAAATAACGAGCATCACCGTATGTCACAGGAAATAGTTCTGGACCAACTTTAAGCTCTATATCTTTACTATCTTTAACTGCATGAAGTAGTTGTCGAATAGTTTCGACGCCAGCGGCCGCCCCGTATCGTGATTCTGTAAATAGATCTGTTACTATCATTGTTATTTTTCCTTTATTGTCTCTTTAATGGACCGCCAAAGATACTTGTGTTCTTAGAGTCCAATGCACTTACAGAGACAGGTTTTTTATGTTTCTTACTGCCTTTGCGATATGGGTTAGTTACGTGTGGGTTAGCAACTGAAGCAATGTTACCAGCGGCTGTTGCACCGGCTGTAGCATCTTCTGATATTTCTCCATCTTCAATAGCATCATATGTTAATGTTTTGTGAACTGAATTAATGTAGTCTTGTGCTTTAGTAATTTTACTAGCTACCCAAGCTGGTATTCCTCGTTCTTCTGAAGCATACTTATTAAGTAGTTTAACTAACTGCACTGAATCTTGTGCCAGTGTCATTAACTCTGATTTAGCCATTTTAACTTCATGGTCTAAATGTTCTTCGTTTACAAATTCATTTGCTTTCATGATACTACTATCCTTGTTTTATTTTGTACCGTTGCATCCTTAACTTGTACATTTTTAATTTTAAAAATGCCTTTGCCAGGTTTAACAGTTTCAATTCGAAGATCATATTCACCAGGTTTTAATTTTACTGGTGCTATCTCTAAGAGATAGTATGTGTCTGTTTCCCATTTCCAATGACGTTCACTCAGTAAGTGTTTACCTAAGTAAGTTCTATAAACATCATCTTGTGATTGTTCACAATGAACTTCAAATTTTAAATCAATTTCTTGTTTTTCCATTGTAAGTATTTATCTTCATTAGTTTCAAAAAAGTTTCGCTATCTGCTCTATTTTGCTTATAACTAATTTTAATTAACTTCAACAGTTGTTCTTTTGTTAAGTCAACATGATTGATAAATGTTTGATCTTCAGTAAGTTCAGTAACTGCTTGATCAATTACTTGGTCTATTTCTGGTGTTGTGTATGTTGAATATACTAAATGCAGTCTTGGAAGACCTCCATAGTTCATTGCAGTATGTATTTCGTCTGTAATAATGTGATATGCACTACCTTTAGGCATTGTAGTTAGATTATTTCCATTTATAAAATAGGAATAGTCGTTAGTAACAATAGGAACATGAAAGCGTATAGCTTCAAAGTCAATGTGCATAGGATATGCAAACCCTACAGGTAACCAGGCTAATCTGACACGCCCTATATTAAGTCCACTTAGTTGTTCTAGTTTGTCTTTGAGTTCTTGAACATATTCTGTTCCTTCATGCCAATCAGTGTATAACTTATTGTCAGCACGATTAGTTTCTTTTTTTGTGCCAAACTTTAGTACACCGTCTGCTGTAGATATCAAATCTTCTTCAGGATTAGTCCAACCAGTTTCTCCAGGGGGTAACCGTAGACTTACTGGATCATATCCATAATCGTTGTCGGCTAGCAGAGTAAGTATTTCATCAGAAATACGTTTATAATCTATTTCAAGATCTAAACGTTGTACATGTTTTGTGATGGGATATTTACAAATATCGCTGTATGCGTCAAATAAGATGCTCATAGCGATATTTATAACTTGGTGAGGACCCCTTTTAAATTAGTTCCGAAGTAATTCTAGGTAGGGGTAAAACCTAACACGGTCCTAAAGCGTGTCTTTATTTGTCAAACTTTTTGCTGGATCCAGTGTATAAACCAAACCATGCCGCACCAGCACCAACTACGATACTGATTAAACCTGACTGTTCCATTGTAGGTGCTGGTAAATCCATATACCATATTACACATTTATATAATAAAATAATGTAGACAGTTAAGAATAGTCTTGGAAAGATTCTCCAACTGTCAACAGCTTTAGCCATGTGTACCCAATTTGCATAAGGATTAACACCTAGATCTTTTGCTGTAGCATCTACTTCTAGTTCTAAATTAACTTTTTTCTTGTGTTCTGTTGCTTGGACTGTAACTTTTTTATCTTCAGCCATAATAAAAACTTCCTATAGAGTGTATTATACTAGTATTTATTAATCTTTTGCTGGTTCTGGAACGTACTCTACAGTTATTTTACCGTCTTTGAGTGTTACCTGTATCTGTCTGTATATTGTAGTTGGTAATCCATCTTGTCTATCTATTGCGTTTTCTACACTAATACTAAACACATTTTCTAAATCGCCTATGTACTGGTTACGTCCATCTTCTTCTTCTATATCTCTAGCTAGCTCACGCACTTCATCGACAGTTATATCAAGGGCACCGTAAACATTGCTATAATACGCACTAGCAGAATCATTGTATTCTGTGTATGAAGGATAATCATCTTTATAATCACCTTCTTCATCAACATAGCCCTCGTCTCGAAGATACTCATAATATGTGTCATCACTCATTTCCCAATCCATCATAACTTCATCTAAGAATTCTAAACTCATCTGTTTAATTTCTTCACAGGCTTTTCTAAGTTCATCTTCATTAGGGAAAAATATTATACGTCCACCTAGGTCTGGGTCAACAGTTAACCACCACTCTCTAAAGTCGTCACCAAAGCGTTGTATTAAGTCGTCTGCTTCTACGTCACGATCCTGTTCGTCCATGTATTGTCCTGACGCAGGATGTACTTGATATTTCTCACCGTCATGGGTGGCTTTGGTAGGTATTAAGATATACATATCACCGTCATTCTGATAACGAGTAAACATGTTATTGCTTTTTGCGGCAGTACACCAGCGTGTGCCTTGTCCATAGTAACAAGCGGCATTCTCATCATCAGGTCTTATAACACGAACATTAGCATCCTTGTAGACTTCTTTGGCATCACCTTTTGACTTGGGATCTGAAACATCTGGGTCTGGATATTCGTCAACTACACTATAGAAGTCAGCTAGATCACTATAGCGATTAAAATCGTTGCGTGGTGCTGGAATCATCTTTTTAAGATTTAGTTTGTGAAACTTGCCCAAATAGTCACGCATTGTACTACCTATGTCTTCCCATTTGATTAAACCATTGGCATACATACGAGCAAGTGTCTGTGTATACTTTTTCTGTTTAGTAGGATCACCCACTTCAATTTGATTTTTAAGTATCATCTCAGCGGCTTCTACAGGAGTTAAGTTGTCCTGTATATTTTTTCTAACAGCGCCTGGAACAGTGTTGTCAGCCATAGCAGTATTAACTAGCTTGGCGGCAAATGCCTGTGCTGTTTTGGCTCTATCGTATTCTATTATAAAATGTCTTGCTCTCATTTTATTTCCTTTACTTGTTCATCCCAAGGTGTAACTAGTCCCCAACTACCTGGGTTCCCTTCTAACATACTTAGGCTTATAACACCATAGGGTTTAAAATCTAAATCTACTAGATGACGTTCAAACCATAGTACTTCATCGCCATAGCCTTCTGCGTTTTGTTGATCACTGGTAACATTAATAACGTCTTGTCCTTCAAGCTCTTTCTGTAGTTCCCATGCTTCTTCATCATCAATACCTAAGTGATCCATTACTTCATTGTCCATTGGTATTGGAACAGCACTAGGCTTAGGTAATCCACCTCGTCTAATATTATCAGCTTCTTGTTTACTAATGCCACGATACCAGCCAGCATCGTCCTCACCTTCTCTAATTATTTCATAAAATCTCATTATGCTCTCTCTGGCTCCCCACCTACGTATCCTGTTACTGACATTGGATAACCATAACTATCTAACAGTTGGTTAATCGCTTTCTCATACTGTTCTTCAGCTAAACTACTCGTTTGAGCTTCATCTTCTATTCGTACCATACCTTTTAAGAATTTTTCTAATTTCTCAACTTCAGGCTCATTACTTAATTCCTCAGCCTTTTCAAAATCAACACTACTAACTGTAAGAACTGCTGATTCTGGTTCTTCACCTAGTTCAGCATATGTTAAACCTAAACAATCATCACTTGTTGCGTCAAACCAACCGTAGGCTATGTATTCTGTACCTGCTAGATTTGCCCAACTGTTGCCTTTCATCATACTCTTTTCAACTAACATGTCAATGGTACTACGACTAATCTTCCAGGTGTCTAATGAAGTTCCAGGTTGATTTAAACTTAGAGTATACATATCACCGTACATTACACGATTTCTAACTATCTGCTCATCGGTTTCTTTTTTCCACTCAGCATAATCTTCATCACTCATCAGTGCTGGTACAATTTTACGTTTAGCCCAATCAGTTATTGTTTTAATATTACGTATTGTTGGATACACTTTTAGTACCTTGTACATATCTACTTCACGATCTTGCTCGTCCATAAACTGTCCACTTTGGAAATGGAACTGATACTTTTCACCCTCGTACTTAGGTTTATTAGGCATAATGATATACATATCGCCCATCTTGTGATACTGATCAAACATATTGTTACTACGTGCCGCAGTACACCATTTAGTACCTTGCCCATAATAACAAGCCGCCGCTTTGTCTTTAGGCACTATAACTCTAATCTCACTGTCACGATATATTTCACGACTGCTACCTCTGTCTGTAACAGGTGCTTCTAAGTCTTCTTCACTGTAATCTGCCATTGCTGTTAACAAGTCAACTGGCTTTTTCATTTGATTAATGTCTTTGTGTTCAGGCTTTAGTTTCTTTCTTAACTTGAGAGTCGCATACTTTTCTAGTGCATCTCTCATTTTACTCTTAATGTCTTCTAATGGAATAATTTGTTTTGAATACATACGTGCCAACCATTGACTGTATTCTTTGTTTTTTGTAGGATCTCCCATTTCAATCTGAGCAAACACTTTGTTTAATAAATCTTGTTTGTCGTTAGGATGTAGTTCTTTCCAACTACCGCTACGTGAGTGTAAGTTCCATATGTCTATATCAGCACGAGCATGTGTGTCTCTCTGTAGTGCTTGTATGATTTTTTCACCATGCACCTGCTGAGTTTTTTCTCTGGAGTACTCTAAGATAAACTGTCTTGCTCTCATTTTTTAAATATATTCCCTTTTGTATCTTCGGCTATAACATGTACTTTGCCATCGTATTTAAATTTTATATATGGGTCCTGTGATATAGATATCTTAGTATCTGCTTGCATAATAATATATTCTTCTTCGTCAACCCAAGTAATAGTTTTAATAATCCATTCTGGTATATAACCGCCTGACTCTAAATCTTTCTGTAGTCCACTAAACATTGGATGTTTAATTCTAGTTGTTTTATAACCTTCTTTATCTTTAAACAATATCTTACCTAGGTCTTTTGTCAATGCCGGATCATGTACATCCATGTAACCTGAACAGCCACCACTGGCTCTAATACCAGTTTTGTGTGTAAACAAGTCACCGTTGACTGTTTCTCCAACTATCCGCACATAACTATCTGTTTCCATTCTAACACGAGTTGATATTTCAGTGTTTTGTGTTTTGTCTGTTAATTTAAATGTTGCTACATGTTGTACTGGATTAGCATCAATGACCAGATGAAGTTTAACAAAACGATCAGTATTAACAGTAATAGTTATAGGTACCTGAGCACCACTGGCCGCTCTTTTAGGACCCGATATTGTTAGCTCATCATTGTTAGATAATTCAACTGCTGTTCTAACACCAAACATTCTTTCTTGTATGTAGGGCCATAGATCAGGATTAAAATGTTTGTCATCATATGCAAACACCTGACTTGTAAACAACATTAACGCTAGTAATAATACTTTCATATGTTACTCCTTAACAGGATAGTATGCTGGTATTTGTTGCATACCTAACTGTTTTGCTTTAAAAGCACGGTGGTTCCCATCTATTATAACACCATTATGATCAATTACAATAGGTCTTGCTAGTATTTCTTCTTTACTGATTCTATCAATTGTGTCATCATCAAAGTCTTGAATACGATCATAAGGATCTAGTCCTTCGTCATCATAGTCTTTTACTTTAACCATTGACATAGGTACTCGATCCATATCCCACATGTCGTGATTAAGTACTGAGTAATTTAAATCATCTGACCAATCGTGATGATTTTGCTTAACATACTTCAGCACATCAGTATTCAGATAACTTTCAATTATGAACTCAGTTGCTCGCATCTGGCTCAACTTCTCCTAGATCAATTAATAGTTCTAGTACTGGATCCTCTACAGGAACCGGATGTGTTTCAGCTTCATACTCTACCTTTGCATTATCTTTTTCTTTTATAGAACAGTCAAGGCTTTTTAACAATAAAGCACATAATATAGGATTTTTCATCTTTTCACTTTGTTGTTTTTCTGTTTGTTCTGTCTCTATCTGTTGTTCTACCTCTGGTGTAGTTGTACATCCAGTTTGAAGTATTAATATTACTACTAATACAAAAAATAATATCCAATATCCTGAAAATTTATTCTTCATCTATTTGGCTCCACGTGTAAGGTACATATAGTACCTGGTTCTGTACATTTTAATATTGTGTCATAATCTATTAGATAGCCATTAGCTATATGACTAAGTCCTAGTATTATAGACGCAATGATAATTGCTTTACTTGTTGTCATTATTTTTTACCACTTTTCATGTTAGCACACCAGTGATACATTTTTGCTTTTTCACCAGATGCCTTTTTTGCTTTTGCTCTAAGGTCAGTTACTGAACCTTTACAACTAGCACCTGCACGTTTTACACGTCCTGGTCTGCTCTTACCTTTTACCTTGCCATCAGCAAAGTTCTCATGTGTTACTTCTTTCTTAAGAGCGTGCATTATGCCTTTTGACAAATCTTTGCCGTGATGTTTATGAGGTAAAGCAAATGAATGTCCTTCCTCATCTTTCCATACTTCGTGTTTACCTTGTTGTCTATCTAAGTGATAGTGATGCTTTTTAAGTATCTTAGTGGC